ATGTCTAATACGGTTATTCATAACTTCATTGTTCATCAGATTGTTCGTGATAGTGCAAGAAATGCCTTTCTTAAGCCGAGAGCTAAAGAAAACAAAGTTGATGAATTAACGAGCACTGTTGCTTTAAGTCTATTGGGTTTGTTTAACAGGACCGGACTTCAAACTGGAACTTTCCATCAAGAATCTGGAAAACCAAAATTTGAACAAACTTTAGCCAAATACACCAGCTGTGTGGAAGGTTCCTTCACTTTTAGTAATTTTAGACAGATGACAGTAGATCTTGCGCGTATCCTTGAAGGGGAAATGAACAAGGGAGGGGGGAAAATCGCCAAACCAAATTATGTTGTTTTTTTCTTTCATACAACTAATGCAACCAGTTATTTATCGGTAATCACTCTTCTCGAGACTCAAGGTTTCACTTTAAAAAACTTATCCTTTGCTACTGTTGAGAGACTTGATCTTGATAAACTACATTTGGCTGCACGAATTAGACTGAATGATTGGCAAGATGAAATGTTACAGGATAGATATATTTCTTTTCGTATTGGCCGCAATTCTGAAATGCGAGAGTACTTCCAAGATTTTATTGGGTGTGTAGAATTCACTGCTGCGAGAATTGAAACAAGAACACTAGTTGATGCAATTAAACAATGCTGCGAGGATTTATATCCTGATAATCCAGCGAAAACAAATGAAATTCAAGATCTGGCAAGTAATTATTGTAAAAACAACAAGGATGTCGATGGTAAGATTAGTTTGATTGCGTTAGGTAAACATCTATTTCCAGAAAATGATGATTACTTATTGCAGATTTCACAGGGAGAAAAATACAAGCTAAGTGAGCGTGTAAGTATAGATAATAAAAGTTTAAGTGGACTGACACGTTTTTCAGGAAGAACTAAAAAAATGAGTATCAGCTTTGATGCTGACTTGATGGAATCAAAGAAGGTCGTGTATACTGATGGGGTGCTAACGTTTCATGAAATCCCGAAGGATCTTAAGGATTCTCTTGATGGCAAAAGGTGATTTGCATGGTAAGTTTTGAAAATATAAAGGAGATGCTTAGTTTATCCGAGGTAATTGGATATGATAATGGTTTGCTCACTTTAAAGCTTCCATTTGAGCAGGGGGTTTTTGAACTTGCATTTAAACGTAGCGAGCAATATCTACTAGAGCCTCAATATGAAGTGGATCTAAATTCAAAGAATTATAAACGTAACTTCCATTCTTGGGCTGACTCTCCGCCAACGCTGCGAAATGGGGACGTTAAATATTTTATTGTCAGTATGAACCTTGATAAGCTAAGGGAACGGGTTGAGGTTTTTTATGATGAAAAAGATTTGGTCGCAAACAGACCTATTGCTAGTGAACGGTTTGTTTTAATTTCATCAACTGCAAATGAAGGTAAATGTACAATTTGCCCTGATGATTTTAATCGTAATGAGATATTACGATACTTTCAAGTTTCAAAAATTTGGAAAATACTTACAAATTGTTCAGATGGGGAAAGTGGAAGAGAGTTGTTGTTTTTATCAAAGAATAAATTGTATTTAGATCTGAACTATAAATTTGAAGATTTAGCTTACGAATTTGATGGTTTTTCGAGTTTTGAAAAATTATTTTCTGACCTTTTGCATGAGCAAGAGAAAAAACACATTCTGCAAAATGTGTTATTCTCTTTTTTATGGCGAGTTAAAAAAGAAGATAGGCTTTCTAAAATATTAACTGATTTTACATTGTTTTCGCGAATCTTTCAAGAAAATTACCTGTCATTCACTGTTGGGTTTAGTTTTGAAAAGATAAGAAAGGAGTACCAAGAAAAGTTCAGAGATTATTTATCAAAGCTAAATTCTATAATGTATGATACCCTCACAAGATCTCTTGCCATTCCTATATCTGGAATAATCAGCTTTGCCGCAATCGGTAAAGTTGACAATGTGAATTCTTGGGTTTTGAATATGGCTGCTTTGGTACTTTCCTTTTATACAACTTTTACCATACATTACCTTACCAATTATCAGAAGGTATTAGTGCAAGAGTGCCAGTCTGAGTATGGTGTTCTTTTTAATGCTATGCGCGATGAGTTGAAGAAATTAGAACTTGCGGAGCTTAATAAAAAAGAAGTCACTTTAAATTCTCAATGTAGCACTTTATATAAAGTGTTCAGTCTAGTGTCGGCTTTATCATTCAGTAACTTAATATTGAATTGTGCGATGTTTATATCAGCCTTCTTTAAATAGAGTCTTTGGCAAATTTCGATTAATTAACTCAATTTGATCTTTGTTCATATCTTCGATCCACTTTGCATACACTTCATACACCATCTGCGCGTTTTCGTGTCCCATCTGTGCCGCGATAAATGACGGGTTCGCTCCGGCCGTCAAAAGCCAGCAGGCGAACGTATGGCGCGTCTGGTACGGATTACGTGGTCGAATACCTGCGCGCTTCACAGCGGCATTCCAGCGAGCGCCGATCGACGACAGGCCATAATGCGGCCGCTGTTCGCCTTTGGATGGGCGCGGGACGAACACAAAGCGCAGGCGTTGGCGTTCGGTGCTGCCGTATTCGCGGTGATGATACGTGATCTCGGTTGGTCGATGCAGGCCGGTAAGCAGCCGTTGCGCGCGTAGTGCCTCCACCGCCGGCGCGAGTAGCGTTACCGTGCGAAAACCTGCCTGCGTTTTTGGCGGCCCGAATTCGCCCAGGGACGTTAAATTTCTGCTCACCCGTAATTCACCTTTGTCCAGGTCGATATCCTCCCATGCGAGGGCGGCAAGCTCGCCGTGGCGCAGCCCGGTAAAAATGGCAATTGTCCACATGAAACGGCGCTGGCCATCCAACGCCATTACCAACTGATCGTACTCATCACGGAGCAGCGGATCCGGTTTCGTGTTCGAGCGCTTTAATTTCTTCACGTCTTCATAGGGTTTGTCACGGATAAACCCCGATCGGTAGGCAAAACGTAAGACGGTACAGAGTGCGCCAACATAATCGTTTACCGTGCGCACTGTGCGGCCGTCCTTGTTGCTGCGCAGGCTTTCCTGGTAAAAGGTTCGCCCATGCAGGAGCGCATTTCTAAAACCGAGAATGTCGTTGTGGTTGATGTCCGCCAGCGCCCGATCTGGTCCCACAATGAATTTTATGGTTTTCATTTGTGACTGGGTTTTTTTCATCGTATTACGCGCCAGCTCTGGCTCTCGGTTCTCCAGCCAGGCATCCACTAACTGGCCGAAAGTCTCAACCTGACGAACTGGCCCAGAAGCGATGGTGACCTCTGCTGCACGTTTAGACGTTGGGAACCGAGTGGCATAATCAAATTGTCCCAGTTGGATTTCACTCTGTATAACTGCCCGCATCATGGATGCACGCTTGATGTTCGCCGGGGTGATTTCCCAAGATTTCAGCAATTCGCGGCAGCGTTTCCCGCGATACATAAACCAGATAGCCAAGCGCTTTCCGCGGATCTCGACACCGGTTGGTAGTTTTGCTTTTGCCATTACGCATCCTGAACCATCTTGTTAATCTCCGGGTAGTTGTACCAAGTGACTCCACGTACGGCGCGTTGGCCAGTGGATGCAACTCGTTTGAAATGCACCCCCTCGATCCAGCACCCTTGGCGATACTTTTCTATTTGTCGATCGCTAAGGCCCGTCTTTGCTTTAAGCCTATCTTCAACAACCCACTCTTCATTAAAGATCACTTGCGGCATACTTCACCTCATGACCGGCCAGCAGATTATCGTGCTGGCCGTTACTATTTTGATTTTCGAAAATCATTTCTCCGGCCGGTAAACGTCGCCGCAGTAAAGAACGGCGCGCGGGCGGCGCAATTGGATCGCCTCTTTCACCTGTTCGCATTCGGCCAGGCTTGAGTAAACCCGTTCAGATACCGGCAGCGCGTCGCACGCATCGTGGCCGCACGGGCTTACCAGCAGAAGGAAGCCGATAAGTGTCAGCATGCCGCCTCCTGCGCCGGCGACAGGTCATCGATCGCCTGCTGGTAGCGCTGAACTTCATCAGCGCTCAGGAACCGCGCGGAGCGATGCAGAAGGGCGCCCAGCTCTGCCCGTTCCTGGCTTGTGGTGCCGCCGTTCTTGCCGGCCGCATCGATCGACGCACCCAGGCCGGCAATCGCGCTAATGCGGTGGTGCTGCAGTACGATTTTGTTTTTCAGCTCGGTGTACAGGGTGATCCCCAGCTGCGCTTTCAGGTCTTCAACTGAGGCGCGGAGGTCTGTCGCCTGAGCTGTGGTGGTGATCTTGTCGATGCTGCCGCGAATATCTTCTGCAATCTTTTCTGGTGCTGAATTCTCTGTGACTGGCTCGGGCGCCTTATCAGTCGCCTCGATCAACTGGCCGGCGCTTACGCGGGTGTCCGGCGTGACGTCTTTCTCTTTATGCCAAACCATCTCTTGCCCGCGCTCGAGCATTTCCATGATCTCGGAGTTATTCGGCAGCCGCCGGCACAGGCGGTGCATGACGGATTTTCTGGACATAGACTCAAACCAGCTCACCCACGGGCCGCTGTCGCTGTTCTTGCTCGCTGCGCGAACCTTCTCAATGTCCTGCAGGTTCATCACTTCAAATTGCAGCTCGCCGCTGCGCATCTTGGCGTAAGCGAACGCGCCGATCATATCCCCGCGGTCGAGCAGATTGGGCTCGTAGAACACGTGTTCGCCGTCCTCATCCATCCACACCCGGAATTTATCGTTAGCGTACAGCGCGCGGGCTGCGATGATAGAAACCTCGCCTGACTGGCGGGCGCGCTTCATCACTCCATCGATCATCGGCAAATACTGCGCTCGAGGGATCCACTGACCATCGGCGTTTCTCGTCTTGTAAACGATAAGGGCCGCCTCGCGCCCATCGGGGATCAGCCCGTCTTTAGCACAGGATGACAGGGCGTTAATCACGCTCTGGCGGTCGGCGCCAAACAGGTCTTTATTGTTGGCCAGCGCCACGGCGGCGGCGCTGGTAAATTTTTCAAAGCTGACGTGGCTCGGCAAAATCTCTTTTGCCGGTGCCAGCTGTTCCGCCAGGTCTTTCTGGATCAGTGCGAGTTGGTTGCTCATTGGTATGCTCCTTAGGCTACGCGCAGCGCTTCCATGCGGCGCTGGTCAAAGTCGTTAATGTCGTCCACGATTTCTTCTGTGATCGGTTCTGGCCACACGCCGGTATCCTGTGCCTGTTTGATATCCCGCAGGGTTTTGCGGTACTCAAGGCGGCCGAGTTCGAGCAGGTCAGCGGAGGCCTCAACGATGGCGATCCAGTGGTAGTGCTCATCCTTGTTAACGAATATCCAGAAGAACTGATCCAGCGCCGCAACATCGCAATACATGCCCGCGCTCAGGTGGTAATCGCGCTCGATGATTTCACGGTGCAGGCGGGCGCGCAGGGCGCTTTGCTTGACGTTACCCATGCTGACGGTTTTCAGGTCGAAACCGGTACGCAGGCCGCCGGCCTCAATCTCAAGATCGGGACGTACGCGCAGCTCGAGGCCGGTTTCTTCATCGATGCCGAAATAGCTCACCTCAACCGCGCGTTGCGGGTGTTGCAGCAGTTGCCCGGCCGAAGGGTGGGAGAACAGGGCGCGCTGGATTGCCTTGGCGTGTTTCATCTGCGCCTGCGTGATCGTCTGGCGCTGGTCGTTGTTATTTTTCCATGCGCTGATCACTTCGTCGGCGAATACCGCCGTTGGCAAAATCGTTTTGATACGCGCGGCCATATCCTCTTTGCTTCCGCTGACCGGCAACGGCGCCGGAATCGCGCGCTCTTTCTCGACAAACTCCGGATCGATGGTCGCCAACTGTTCCAGCAGTGCGTCGCGGCCGCCGGTGGTTTTCAACGGCGCCGGCAGGGTGGCGTTGTACTCTTTGATGCAGGCTTTCATCGCCGTGGCGGTGATTTTTGCGTCCTCTGGGATGCTCTGAAATTCCGGCGGCAGCAGCATATAGAACTGGCCGATTTCGTCAGCGTTGCCGCCCAGCGCATACGGCGCTTGCAGGGTGGCGTTATGCTTCTCGATCACGGCGCGCAGCGTATCGGCGTCGGTCTGTTTCGGCAGGCTGGCGTTGTGCTGTTCGATAAATGCGCGCATCGATGCTGTATCTGTGAATGCCCCCTCGGGGATCACAGGCTCAACGCTGAATTCCTCGTCCAGCTTTTCGGGCTCGAGCGCCAGCGCGTGAACCAACGAGCCGAACGTCAGCGCATCGGTGCGCTCGCGCTGTATGGTTTTGATAACGTGGCGGCCGTGGTAATACATCAGGCTGATCCGCGCGTCCTTTGCCATCGTGCTGCTGATGCCGTTGGCGCTGTGATAGACCTCGTTCGGAATATCCAGATAACGGCCGGGCTCGAAGTATGCAGGGGCTGCCGGTTCTTCCCGGCGCGGTGCGTCGACGACTGGCGCCGCAGTATCGACGTTCTCACCTGACAATTCCGCTGTTTCGCCTGACACTTCGGCCGTTTCCGTTGACGAATCCAGGAATTCGCGAACATCGTCGCCGGTTGTGGCGCCTGCGGCGTCGACCTTGGCCAGTGGTGATGCGGCGAACATTTCGGCCGGGTCATAGCTAAAGAGCCCGCCACCGATGCTGCGTAATTCACCTTTTACAAGGTCTGCAACTTCCGTTTTTTCGCCTTCATTTGAGGCGTCAACCCGCGTTGGCTCAGGGTTTTCTGGCTGGTCAGTGGTGGCGTCGATGGTCGCTGCAATTTCCTGACATTTTCGCTCTGACTCCCGGCGCGCTTCCTGCAGGTTATATTCAACTCGCTGGTCAAGGAACGCGACGCGCTGCTCTTTGTCATCAGTCCAGTTTTCGAGCACGTCGACAGTAATGTGTTGCACATCATCTGCGGAAAGCTGATTGAACGGATCGCAGGATTCGATCTCTTTGGCTAGCAGCCGTGCTAAGTAGGTGAGTGAGATATCTCCGCCGATTGCGGTCATTAACTCCTGGACGTCGGCATCGTCGACCACATAAGTGTTGCCGCCCAGCGTCGCCAAGATTTCTTGGCGCAGCCATTTCCGCCGGTCTGTTTCGAATTCGACGACCACTTCATCTTTTTCACCAGCATTTGAGGCCGCTTGTTGCGCTTCGGCGCCAGTTTGTTGCACGGTCTCTGTGTTTTGTTGCGCCGGTTTAGCGTCGACCTCGATCAGATTGGCGTTGATATAGCTGCGCAGCGCACCGGGGGTAACGTGCAGGTTTTCTTCGGCCCCGCGGATTAGTACAACAATCGCCTGTCGGGAGAACTGTAAAACGCCAGGCGTGGCGCTGAGCTGCTCATTCCACGCTTTCAGCGCCGCATCGTTGCGCTTTTTCATCTCGGTGACCGCGCGGATGATGGCGCCGGGCGGGTTGGAAATGTCGAAATCAGACGGATACAGCGCGCAGCCGATTACGGTTTCCAACATCTGCAGAGAGTCGATCGGCGTGCCGGTTGCCGGCTCGGCGCCGTTTGTGAGGATTGCGCCGGATTCAGTGCGCAATGGCCCCTCAGGCGCGGTTTCGGCTGGTTTGGCGCCGCCGGCCGCTGAGGTTTGCCACTTCGTGATAACGCCCGCGCGCTGTTCTACCGTAGCGTCGAGGTATTCGGTGGCGAATTGGCACAGTTTGCCCAGCTCCGGCACCTTGCCGAACGGTGGCCAGATGGCTTTCATGCCCGAGATCGCAGTGATCGGCATTTCCGGGTAGGTGTGTGCGAACTGTTTAAGGCTGGTCAGCGCCAGAATGACGTTTTGCGGGTAGCGCTGCGCATCGTCCATCACCAGAGCTTTGGCCGCGGCCAATTGCTCGTCGTTCAGCTTCAGGCAGTTATTGCCGTAAAGCCACGCCGCGGCGATCACGGTGTGCTTGTCGAGGCTCGATGCAAAGTATTCACCTGCAGGTTTCTGCTGCTCCTGCACCACCTGCGTTTTTTCAGTAGTCCTGCTGTTTTCTGCTGCGCCTGCACCACCTGCAGGTTTTGTCATGTAGGGATACAGTTTCGGGAACGCCACGGACGGATCGAGCGTGTCGCGCGGTACACAGGTTTTGCTGGCGTCGCTTTCCAGCGCCCAGGTAAGCCAGAATGTTTCGCTGAATTCGCCCTCGGCGGGCAGTTCGTCCACGACTGGAAAATCGATGCGTACCGGCGCGAAGTAGTCGGCTTTTGAATGGCCAGCTTCCATGAAGAGAAAATCACGCTTTGTCTCCGCGTGATCGTCAGACTTCGCCTCAAAGTACGTAAAAAGATGGTTTTTCCCAGATTTCTGTTTTGCCCTGTAAAGATAGGCTGCAACATTTTGCATTGTGTAGTTCTCCTAGGTTTAGGTACAATGCCAGCCGATCAGTGATCTGCTTCGGTTGGTCATTGGTTATGCTCCGGTTATTGGGGGTGGTTCCCCGGTAGCCCGTCGCCGGGACGTAAAGCCGGTAGACTGGCCCGCCTTGTGCGGGCCTTTTTACTTTCTAATCGCAATAACTGCGGTTGCAGTGTGGGCAGTAAATAACATGGGTGTTTTTTGCTTCGTCCAGCGAAATACCGGTTTCATACCCACGCAATCCGTGTTGCTGGTAAATATCTTTTTTGCAACGAAAACAAATCCCATCGTTTGGCGCGAAATGTGGAACGTGTTTATTGTTGCAATATTCCTTTTGAGCATTGCGTGCCGCGACAGGCGAGAATACTTTCGGTGTCATAGGTCATCACCGTAAGAAACCGTGAATCCTTGTTCCTCTAACCACTTCTGGACATAATCTTCACCAATAGCTTCAAGCAATTCTTCTTTATCGTATTCACCGATAATAGTTTTCGCATCGATCGCTTCGGTTAATTCAGCGCAGTAAAGCTCCACTTCCAAATCAGAGCGAAAGCCGGTTTTTACAATTGAGCCAATGCTTTCTACTTTCACGGTAATGTCGATAGCCATAAATATACTCTCCATTGAATATCAGGTTGATATTGAAATGCGCCCTGCGAGTTGACGCCCCGAAAGGGAACCGCTTGACGCATTTCAATATTCTAAAAATCCCCGCCAGCAACGGCGGGGAAGGCTACACACAGCATCAATCATCGCTTGCGAGCATGGCTAGCAACGCCAGCAGGAGCAGCTTTTTCGGGGATGGTCGCCCCTTGATGCTGAACTCTGTGGCGTACTCACTGCCTACGTTAAAATGCGTACGCACCGCAGCATCAATGGCACATTTCGGGCAATCAAAAATCACCAGCATCACTCCCGCTAGGAGTAACGAGGGAGTGCGGTTTTTCTTTGTTATCGGTATTAACGATAAAGCCAATGGTTTCACCCTCGCTTAATACTTCAACGATGTTTTTGTGCAAAAGATTCATTTTGATTTCTACGGTATTAATCATGGTCATGCTCCGTTTTTGGTAATGGGATCCCGTGGCCGAGTTAATCGGCCAGAATAGGAATCGAGAAGTTGCTGTGTTATTTAGCGGAGATCTTTCCGCCTATGGCAAAGAAATATTGCCGAATTGCCTGTCGCCACATATTTTTATCACCGATAAATTGCGCGATGGCGGCCTTGCTCTGTGCTGCTGCTAACCTGTGTTGCTGATTCATGATAAACAGCTCCTATTTAATCGCCGGTCTTTCCCGGCCGTCAGGTTTACTCTCTGGTTACTAAGCTCCGGTTCCACTACTGATAACCAAAGATGGTTGATAATTGGTTATGCCCGCTGTCTCTCCAGCCGTCTCCGGTCTTTCCCGGCGTCAGAACGTTGTACCTGCTGCGCGCCTGATTCTGTCATCTCACCCGGTGTTTCATACGCTCGCCGGTAGCTACTTCGTGGGCGTCCTGCCTTGATGACACGTTGCTGCGTTGAATTCATTAAATGCTATTTGTGTTATTTTGTCAACACGAGATGTGTTATAAGTTGGAAGCAAAGATGAGATTTGTTGATAACCTAGAAATATCAGACACAAAAAAACCGGCTCGGGGCCGGTTTAGAGGGAGGGATGAAAAGGGCTAGGGGCATGGTTGGAGGAACGTCAAAGTTACTCTTCGAGCGGTTTGTACCGACCGCGCAAGTATTTCTCAACGTAATCATCAATCTCTTTTAGGCGCAGTTGGAAGAGATCTATCATACGCTCCTGTTCGGCCTCGGGAAGTTGGTTGAATAGGTCGAGCATCTTTTTTTGATTTTCATTCATCCACGAGTCTGGGGTTTCCTCATCACCAAACACCAGCTCTGCAGGCCTCAACCCCAACGCTTTCGCGAGAATGACCGCATCATCTATGCCAATGTTTCGTGATCCTGACTCGTAATTTCCTATGCGCGACTGTGCCCACCCGCACCACTCGGCGAGTACTTTTTGAGATATTCCTCTTTTTTCCCTGGCCTGTTTGAGCCGGGCAACAATCTTATCATTCATGTTCATGTGAGGCGTTTTACCACGTAGCGTGTTATTACTCAAAACTCGAATTGCATTGACTTTGAAACACGTTATGTGTTTTATTTGGTTGGTGGCATATCATTCGAGGTTCAAATGAACAACATTGCAAAAGAGCGGATTGCACTTGGCCTAACCCAAGAACAGTTCGCAACCATTTTTGGCTGGAGGCAGTCCCGCATTTCAAACTATGAGAATGGCACACGTAAACCAGGTTTAACCGAATGCCGGCTCATTGTTGAAACCATGAATCGCCTAGGGAGTGAGTGCACTCTCGACAGCCTATTCCCTCCAGAGCCTGAGCTTAAAAATCAGGAGGCTTAACCATGTCATTAACATTTCAAGATGTTATCAGGGCTGGTGGCCAGCGGCTGAGTTCAGGGAATCAGTATTCAGTCCGCCGCCGCACAGTAAAACCTGACGCTGTCCGCCAGGCTGTTGATGAATGGCAGGGCACGCTGCCGGGCCGGGCGCAGGAGACCATCGCCAAGCTGATCACCGATGAATGGTTCCGGCGTGGCGGAAAAGGCCTCCAGCTGGGCGACATTGAGCGCAACAACCGACAGAACATCTTCCGCTGGTTAGACAACCCGAACCGTACAGAGAAATACGCCGGCTATGTCCTGCAGCTGGCGCCGGTGATCGCTGACGTGATGCCGATCGAGATCGCCAGAAAATACGGATTGAAGCAGGGGAAAACCAAGCTCGAGCTGGTGGCCGACGCCATCAAAGAATGCGCGGACGCCAAACAGGCGGCATTACTCGGCGCGCCGCTGCGCGAGTTGGAGAAAGAGATCCGCGAGGGTATCGAATCGCTGGTGCGCCTGGCGCCACCGGACAGATGGGCGGCCGTTATGGCCAGCGCCGCGGCGATGTTCAGCGGCTGCATGTAATAACCGGAGCATAAACCAATGGCTAATTTTTCAAGAACACAGATCGAAACGCAGATCCGCGCCCAACTGGTGCGCGAGGGAATTCCCGACGACGTGGCGCGCTCGGCTGCCGGCCGTGGCGCCGATCATTACCTGTCCAGACCGAACGCGACGATCGCCAGCAGTATCGCTATCGCAAAGACGTACGCAAAGCCGCTAAAGCGGGTAAAGGGCAAGCCGGATCGCCCGCATGTACCTGGGCGCCGTATGGGGTGTCGCTAATTATGCTTTGGGATAAATTCTTCCGCTGCTATGTCGGTGATTGCGTGGATCTCATGCGCGAAATGCCTGAAAAGGCATTCCATACCTGCGTAACTAGCCCGCCATATTACGCACTGAGAGACTACGGCGTTGAAGGACAGATCGGCCTGGAGCCGACGCCGGCGGAGTTTATCCAACGATTGGTTGAAGTCTTCCGTGCAGTGCGTCGCGTACTCCGTGATGACGGAACGATCTGGGTAAATATCGGCGACAGTTACGCGGCGAGATTCAGCGGCAATAACGGATATTCAGATGGAAGAACCAATCGGCAAGAGCGGCGCGCGGCAGGAGTGCCAGCAGGGGTTAAGCCGAAAGATATGCTCGGCATGCCGTGGCGTCTCGCTTTCGCGCTTCAGGACGATGGTTGGTATCTGCGCCAAGACATCGTTTGGCACAAGACTAACCCGATGCCGGAGAGCGTACGTGATCGCTGCACAAAGGCTCACGAGTACGTTTTCTTGCTGAGTAAGAGGCCAAAGTATTACTTCGACCACGAAGCCATCAAGGAGCCGGTAACGGGGAACTCGCATCCGCGCGGGAAAGGTGTCACGCCTAAAAGCCAAGCTAACGCATTCGGAAATCGCAACAACGCATCGTTCTCGGCGGCCGTCTCTGGGTTGGTAGAGCTCCGTAATCGCCGGACGGTGTGGTCGGTGCCAACGCGGCCATTCAAAGGCGCCCATTTTGCAACGTTCCCGCCGGCGCTGATTGAGCCGTGCATTTTGGCAGGATGCCCGGCCGGTGGCGCCGTTATAGACCCGTTCGGCGGTAGTGGCACGACTGCGGGCGTTGCTGCGGCATACGGCCGTAAGGCGGTGCTGTGTGAGCTGAACCCTGAATATGCGGCTTTAGTGCCGGGCAGGGTTAGCGACATAGCGAGCTCAATCACCGAACAACGAAACACCAGGAATGGCTGACGGTTCGAATTTATATGGTTTTGGTTTCAAAACTCAGCTTTGGCGACGTTTGAAGCACGTGTGAGCGCATCTATCAGCATTGGAAGGTCGTCAGCATGGATTTTTATCTGATCAGGCTGGTCAAGTGAAGGATTTGCTTGGGTTAATTGAACCACGTTTCCTTCCAAAAGTTCGACAGTGATTTCATCGCGATGAGGCAGTACATGATTAAAAGTTTTCATTGCAATTCCTTGTGGTTACGCATCGTAAGCGATGCATCAATGGGCCGAGTTTAAGGCGGATTTATGGCTAATAGTATGCCAAAACCTTTGGCTAAGAGTAAGGCTAATAACGAGCCTTACAGAAAGGTGAAAATCACGATGTGGGACGACCCGAGATTCCGGGCGTTGTCCCCATTGCCACCTAGCGGGCAGAGCTTGTTTATTTACCTGCTCACAGGCCCGTTCACGGGGATTATTCCTGGGTTATTCAAGGCCGGGCGCGCGGCTTTGGCTGAGGAACTGGGCTGGGATGTCGAAGCCTTCGACTTAGCCTTAGGCGAAGCCTTATCCCTTGGGATGGTCAAAGCCGACATCCAAGCCCGAGTTTTTTGGCTGCCCAACGCCGCCAAACATAACCCGCCAACGTCGGTAAACGTCATCAAATCGTGGGTGAGGGCGTTCGAATTACTGCCCGAATGTGACCTCAAATATGAGGCGTTGGAATCCCTGAAAGCCGCATCGCACGGGGTTTCACAGGCTATGGGTTCGGCTTTCGATAAGGCTTTCTCTTTGGCTAATCCTTTGGCTACGGATAAGCCTAAGCCTTTGCCAAGAGGTATCCAGAAAGCAGTAAGCAGTAAACAGATCTTAAACCCCACACATAACGCGCGTGGGCGCGAAGATGGGCAGCCATCAGGGGATTCGGCACTGCCGGAGTTTGTGGATGAAACCTGGCCTGATGATCCCGCTGTAAAAAAACCGATGACTGCCGACTGGCACCCGTCGCCAGATTTTCGCCAGCGTGCAGCGCTCTGGAATGTACACCTGCCGGCCACCGGGTGGGAGCAGCACGAACTGGCATCGTTCCGAGATTATTGGACAGCGGAAGGCAAGGTATTCCACCAGGTGCAGTGGGAGCAAAAGTTCGCCCGGCATCTGGCCAGCCAGCCTTCGCTAAATCGAAAAGCAAACGCAACGGGAGGTAACCATGCGGAATTCAGATACAACCCGGGTGATCAGCGCTCGTACTACGAGCAGTTCGCCGAATGGGAGCGGCAGTCCGGGGGGCAGTCCGCCGCCGCAGGAGTGGGCGCTCTGGGAGCTGATGACCAAAATCTACGGCCAGCGGTGGATTGCCAAGAATGGCAATCGTCCATCGGACCTATGGACGGCGCAGGTCAATTCGATGACGAGTGAGCAACTCACCCGCGTTTGCAGTGCCTTCGCGGACAAGTGCAGGGCTGGCAGCCACTGGCCGCCCGATCTTGCCGAGTTTGTTGCGGTGACCGCCGAATGCAGCGGTGGGGCGTTCGGGCTGACGGTCGACGATGTTCTCGCCGAGAACAAACGCTGGCGCAATGAGTTCTACCGCTACAGCTGCGCAGAGACGTTCGAGTGGCGCCATCCGGTGCTTTACCACATCTGCATCGCACTCAAGCGCATTGGCATTGAGAGAAAACTCACTGAGCGTGAACTGCGTGCGCAGGCCGCGAAAGAACTGGATCGTTGGGAAAAACGGGTTGCAGGTGGTTTACCTATCCCGCCGATCCGTCGACAGCTGGCGCCACCTAAAGCCCCCCCAGGGCCAACGCCGGCGGAACTGCTTTATGCGGAGTACAAACGTAAAAAGGGGATTATTTAACACTATGAAAAAGATAGTAAAACCGGAGCATAAACCAATGACCAACGATCAGGCTGTCAGAGTAACCGCAAAACAGCTCGTGGATATCATCCTCGGCAAAGAAATGAGCACCACTGAAATCTGGGAAGCGGTCAAAGCCGCGCACCCGGAGAACACGATGACGCGGCAGGAGCTGGCGCTCAGGCTGCGGTCGATGATCAGATCACCGGACGTAAAAATCACAAAGAAGGGCTGCGGGCCGAGGGCGCTCTACAAGCTGACAAGCGTGTCCGACAAATTTGTTGAGCGCGCCGAGGTGAATTATCGTGCCAATCCCCGTACCGGCACGCCGGATAAAACGCTGTGGCACTTCCACCCCAAAGAGCTGCAGTTCTGCAACGTCCACAAGATGTTTGATCAGGCGCTGGCTAACCTGCGCGGGAGGATTTCATGATGCCAGCCAATGAACGGAAGCTATATCCCAACATAAAGCGAATAGTTTGGAGTGATTGGGCTGAAGGGAAGGTTCGGCAGCAGCGCTGGCACCCGATGCGAGTGGCAATGCTGTTTCGCCTCGGCCCTATCATACCAACGCCCTCCATCGCAAAAATGTTCGGAGTTTCCCCGCGGGTCGTGAGGAGTAAGGCTGAAAGCCTTGGGATCAGGCTGTACCGATGCTTTCGGAACTACGCCGATTGGGAAATAAAGTTTATGAAAGACAATCGGCAAAAGCTAACGCAGAAAGAGATCGCAAGGCATTTAGGTCGGACGGAGGCCAGCGTATCCACGGCAATGCTCAGGCGCGGTATTAACCCAGGAAAGCCACGTGGAGAGCATCATCAGTTCGCGAAACACAGCGATGATGACGTTGAGTTGTGCCGGGCGCTGGCCGACGAAGGCCTGTTCGTTTCAGAAATCGCGAGAAAGATGGAACTTGACCACAGTACCGTCTGGCGCTGGGTCAATTTCGAGAGTCGGAGCAACATAGAACTTGAAGACTATGGGAGAGCGAGAGCATGACTATAGCCAAAGCGCCGGGGTACGCCATGCCTCCGCTTAACTTTTCTACTCGACTGGTGCGGGGCGTCAATTTGACGACAGAACAGGACATGTGGCAATGCAAAAAGCATTATCGTTTTCGCTCAGGTATGTACTACGGGCGGATCAGATACGCCGAGGTGACGAACTCGATGTACAGGGAACGATCACGCAGGTAGCAGCGCCGGAGGGCGCGTATGCGTATAACGCATTAAAATAATTAGGAAATGATTGATTTTCGATCTGTAGCACACAAAAGCCCCGGTAGGGGCTTTTCTTTTCTTGCAAACTCAAATTATTCTAACCATAATTATACTGTATAAATAACCAGTATTACGGGGCGCATGATGAAAGTTGAATTAGTAATCCAGAAAAACAAAGAGTTACCAGCGGGCGCTGTTGCGGCGATTGAACAGGAATTCCAGAAACGACTGCTGAAATCGTACCCCGATTGCCGCGTCGCCGTGCGGCTCGGCGCCCAGGATAATCTGTCGGTGCTCGGGGCTGAAAAAGGCGCAAAAGAACGAGTAGAGAACATCCTTCAGGAGACCTGGGAAAGCGCGGACGACTGGTTTTATTGATGGCACTCTTTGCCGACAAATCACACAGCAAAGGAGGTTGAGGTGACCGGATTACAAGACACGCCCCCAGGAGGGTACAAAGTCGTGCGCTGCATGGATGATGCAGTGGTTGCCAGATTCAAAAATTTCCCCGTATGCGAGCGGGCGTTGATGTACCGACGGGGCGATCAGCTCTCCTTCATGCCGCTACAGCCAGAAGACATCGTCGGCACGCCAAAGCTGATCACGCAAATTTTAGAGCGGGCCGGTCTTCGCAAGATAAATTCTGATAGACTCACTTAACGGGCCTGAACACCCCGTGCCTGCTGCGCCACAGGAGAGAACATGGCGCAGTTACAACTCATCAAGCAATCACCAGGAATACTGATCCCGGCCACGCCCGAGACCAGCGAATTTCTGCAAAACAATTGCAAGCTCGGCGCCGTGCTGGTGGCCGATTTTAAAAAGGTGCGCAACCCGGCGTTTCACCGTCGATTTTTCGCGCTTCTCAATCTGGGGTTCGAATACTGGGAACCCACCGGCGGCGCCATCTCGACGAACGAGCGCAAGCTGGTTACTGGTTACGCCAGATTCCTTGCCACGTTCGGGGGTAATGAGCCGGCGCTTCTGAATGCGGCTGAGCAGTATCTCGAGCGCATCGCTGATCGGCGTGCCGGCAGCATCAGCGCGTGCAAATCCTTTGACGCCTATCGCGCGTGGGTGACGGTCGAGGCCGGCCACTATGACGCGATCCAACTCCCCGACGGCACTCTCCGCAAACACCCCCGCAGCATCGCTTTCGCCAACATGGACGAAACAGAGTTCCATCAGCTGTATCAGGCCGCACTCGATGTTTTATGGCGCTGGATCCTGCACAAGCCGTTTCGCTCCCATGAGGAGGCCGAAAACGCCGCGGCGCAGCTGATGAATTTTGCGGGGTGAGACGATGAAAATTTACCGCAGCAAAAAATGGTTGGCCGCCGTCGGGCAAATCGAACAATGCGTGTTGTGTGGAAACTGGGGAACCCAGGTCGCGCACCGTAACGAGGGGAAGGGCATGGGGCTGAAAACTGACGACTGCGCCACCGCGGCGCTCTGCGTTTGTTGCCACACCGCGATCGATAACGGTAAAGATCTCTCACGCGAAGAGCGGCGCCAGATGATGGACCGCGCGATCGTACTGACGATTATTCAAATCGCCCGCCGCGGGCTGGTGGTGCCGCAATGATGAACGCACAGCAATTGGAATATATACGGCTGGAGTTAACCAATGCGCTGCATGATGACTCTGGCGGAACTAAGGGACAACTCCAGGCATTTATCGAGCACCCGCCGGCTGATAAAAATCACTATCCGCGCCAGCGTATCCACAAGGTCGAACTGGAGGGAGAGCGCTGGGCCGATGCGGAAAATTCCGCCGTTTATGCGCTCGAAACACGCAGCCGCAGGCGACCAATGCCACCGATCAACGATCATGTCTTTTCGTCGTGCGCATGGCGCCGCGCAGTCATGACGCTTAGCGAACATCAAATTGCATGGCTGCGCTACTGCTACGGTTTCGATCTGCAGTTCAAATACCAGACCGAAATTTGCCAGCACGTGTGGGAGAGCTACCAGGCGTACAAAGTCGGCAAGCGCCTCCAGTCAAAAATTATTAAGCGCCTGGTGTCGTTAGTCTGGCTGGCCGTGCAGGAAACGGCGGCAAAAAACAAAAATGAGACGTACAAGGAATACGCCGGCAGCGCACTGGCCAACTTGATGAGCGTCGACCGTTCAACCTGGTCACGGGTATATGCGCCGCACTGGGCGCGCCTGAAAGAGGTCGCGGAGAAAATGGACGTAGAAGCCCTGCAGCTGGTGTCGTCACGTCGCGAAGAGATTATTTATCGGTTGGAATTGCAAAATGCAACAAAATAGGGCATATTCGACGCTAATTTGATAAATTGCCAAAATTGTGTTAACCCGCCCGCGCGCGGGTTTTTTTATTTCCCGCTCCAGATGGGCGCCCCGGAAAGTTGCCGCTCTCCGGGGCTGTATGCCCGCGTCAACAGTCACGAGCACACCCGCCTATTGGAGTGCCGAGACCTTGAAAAATCACGTTAATGCAGTTGTATCACGCGCCAGCGGAAAGCCGGCGCCGATCGTCTACGCTGGCGAAACCGTCGGTTTTGGATGTGACGATCTCCACGTAGCAACGATCCCGGTTTGGCTTGCCCGCCTGGTGATCAGCCATTTTCACTACAGCAAGCGCGTAGTGAACAACTCCTATTTGCACTTGGGTATTTTTGACGGCCGCGAGCTGGTGGGCGTCATGCAGTGGGGTTACGCGATGAACCCGAGCAGCGGGGCGCGCGTCGTGACCGGCACCGGCAACCGCGAATACATGGAGTTAAACCGGCTCTGGGTGCACGACCGGATGCCGCGCAATACCGAATCACGTGCAATCAGCTATGCGCTGAAAACCATTAAGTTGCTCTATCCCGCTGTGGATTGGGTGCAGACGTTCGCCGACGAACGCTGCGGCCGGTTCGGCGTCGTGTATCAGGCGAGCAATTTCGATTACGTCGGCAGCCATCAAACGACGTTTTACGAGCTCGACGGAGAGTGGTATCACAAGATTGCCATGACCACGAAAGGGCGCAAGGCTGGCGCCCGTGGTAATTTCCTGCAGGCGAACGCACACCGCGCCACCGCCCACACATTTAATCAGTTCAGGTATATCCGCTTTCTAAATAAGCGGGCGCGCAGGCGGCTAAACACGAAGCTGTTCAGCCCGAAGCCATACCCGAAACCTGAGAATTCACCCTAGCCCGGCAGCTGCCGGGTTTTCTTTTTCATCACCCGACGATCGGGCCAGCCCCGACAGGGGGAGGACATGAAAATGCCTGACAAAAACCCCGACTTGTGGGCGCAACTGATTGCATGGCTTGCCGCTCACAAGGAGGGCGGCGGCTATGCGGCCACGGCCGCGCTAATGGCGTTACTGCGCAGCGCATACGTTGGCCAGCAGGGATGGACACGCCGACTAATTGACGCCGCCATGTGCGCGATGGTCGCGTATTTCATCAAAGATTGCCTGGCTGCGATCGGCTGGGATTCCACATACGCCTATCTCGGCAGCATGTTTATCGGCTATGCCGGCGTCGACTATTTCGGAAATATGCTGCGCCGCATTGCCAGCAACCGCACCGGTTCCCCACGACAGGAATAATTCATGACTCAGGATCAATTCAAAGAGGCGGCCGGTATTGGCGCCGGACTGGCCGCGCGCTGGTTTCCACATCTGGAGGCGACGTTCGCCGAGTTTGGCATCACCTCGCCAGTGGCGCAGGCAATGTTCATTGCTCAGGTAGGGCATGAGTCGGCCGGTTTCACCGCGGTCGCGGAATCGTTCAACTACAGCGTGGCCGGCCTGCAATCGACCTTTGGCAAGCGACTAACTGAGGAGCAATGCAAAATGCTGGGGCGTCAGCGCGGCGAATCGGTGGTGCCGGTGAACCGCCAGGCGGCGATCGCGAATCTCGTCTACGGCGGCCGCCTGGGTAACAAATCCACCGGGGACGGTTGGAAATACCGCGGGCGCGGCCTGATCCAGATCACCGGCGCCGACAATTATCGCGCCTGCAGCGCCGGCATCAAAACCGATTTGCTATTGGTGCCTGACCTGCTGGAAAAAGACGAGTACGCGATGCGCTCCGCTGGCTGGTTCTGGAAATCGCGGAATTGTGGCCAGTACGCCGGCGACGTCGAACGGGTGACGCTGCTGATCAACGGCGGCAATAACGGGCTGGCAGACCGCAAAGAACGATTTGAGCGTGCGCGCCAGGCACTGGCATGAGCGGCTGGCTCTCAAAACTGGCCGGCGGGGGAATGTTGCTTCTGCTGGTGGCGTCAATTTGCCTCGGCGGTTACAGCTCGCTGCTGTCGCACCGGTTGGCGCTGGCACGCCAGCAGGTTGCAGAGCAGAAAAAGACGCTGGCGCAGCAGGCAGGACTGATCACCACACTGCGCGCGGATGACGCCCGTAATCGCGCAATGATGGCAGAACAGCAACGGAGAGAGCAGCAGCTGCGCCAGCAGGGCGAAAACTACCAGAGGAAATATCAGGATGCCATTAAAAATGACGAGTGCGCCCGCCGCACTGCTCCTGGTGCTGTTCTTGACCTCCTGCGCGGAACGGACACCACCGCCGCCGGCGCCGCTCGTTCTGTTGCCCCCTGAGTCGGTATTCGCTCCCTGTGAGCAGCCGCAGTTGCAGGGGGAGACCTGGGGGGATATCGGGAGCTATGCGCTGGCACTGCAAACAGCTTTATCAATATGCGCCGGCCAAGTGGTCACGCTGAATCAGTGGCGGGAAGCCGCCGGGAGAAACAATGAGCAAAATCGTACTTACCCTGGAACAGATTAAAGAGCTGGCACGTTTCGCAGAAGAGGAAGGCCAGCCGTCCTACACCATTACCACCGGCACTATTCCAGAGTTTGAGGCTGAGGATGGCGAGATGGTTGAGGAGTACAACGGCCTGATTGCTTATTCGGATTCGGAAGAGCACAGCGTTCTGCAATTGGGATGATTTTATAAAATTCTGAAAAAGGCATTCGCTGAGTGCCTTTGACAGAATAAATACACTGAATCCTCGCGTGATGTTCAACGGTATCGCCGGGGTTATATCCAACGAAGCAGCAGGAAGTTCTATATGAGCGAAGCTAAACCGCAAGATGGCAGCACCGTGAAGGGATACCGTACTTTAACTCCGGGTGATATTGAGCGCATTAACCGTCTCAAAGATGCCAGCCGGCACTTTTGCAATCTGATCGAAACTGAGCGTGATGAGGTTGCAGCTGAGTTATGTGAAACGGGAAATCACTCAGCCGAAGCGCACGAGGCCGCACGTTGCCTGGCTATCGCCCACACCAAGATGCAGGAAGCCTGCATGTGGGCCTGTCGTGCGGTGGCTCGACCGGACGCGGATTGCTAACACCATCGGCATTACAGGTGGCCTTTGTGAGCCTCGCATTAGCGGGGCTTTTTTATACCCATAGTAAATATCAATCACTAAGCATTAAGGAGTAATTATGTACGCACTGAAGAAACAAACTAACGAAAGCACCCAGGTAATTCTGCTTGGCAACCAATTTACTATTAAGCACTACCCACCGACTGGTAACGGCGCGGTGGCAAGCGTGACCGGCGAGAATCCACTTTGTTGCTATGAAATTGGCGCTGAAATGAATGCGTTTGTGACAACAGTGGAGGGAAAGACGGTGGAGGTCATTCACCGCATGACTAAGCCTGACTGAGTTGAGCCTGCATTTCAGATGGCCTTTACGAGGGCCATCGATAATGTGGAGTTTATTATGTAGTACAATAGAACTTTGCAAGCAGAATGGAACAATTATGAGTGAAGCAAAATTATACGAATTTTTGGTAATCGGTGGAGAGCATGACGGTGAAGTTGTTAACGGCGAACACCGAAGCATTTTGGCTCTGGCTAGTAAAATTCAACCGATGGCAAAGTTCTACGCCAGAGACACACCAGCAGAGGTTACCGTGCCAAATATGGTGGAATACAGGGTTATAGAACACATCACCGAAAGTGGGTTACATTTCTTTGTAGCGTCTAATGACGACCTGAAAAACATTAACGTTGATGAGAAGATCGCAGAATCAGGGATTTCACCAATAGCTTAAAGCTGTGTTTTCTTGGTTTAGTACTTCGACCCGCCATGCGCGGGTTTTTTATTGCCCATCACAGAGCGCCAGGTCTGACGCTGTGTAATGAGCAGTAACCAAAGTCGTCTACCTGCACCCACCGCGCACCCAGCGCACCGGCAGGCTGATGGCTTTTTTTATGGAGAATGCTATGTCACAACCGGAAGAAAGCGGCCTCGAGCGCGATTACTGTGCCGGTCAACTTTCTCTCCGCGACCTGGCAGAGATACACGGCATCAGTGAGGGGGCAATCAGGAAGCGCGCCAAAAAGCATGGCTGGGTACGCAAGGGAAAGAGCGGTACGCAAAAAGGTACGCAGGTACGCAAAAGTGGTACGCAAAAATTAAAGGTGCGTACCAAGACGGATCCCACAGTCAGCGCAGAAGAGCTGATATCGGAATCAGGCTTATCACCACAGCAAAGCCTTTTCGTAGCGGAATACCTGATTGATCGGAATGCCACTGCCGCTGCTGAGCGTGCCGGTTACAGTGACCCAAACTACGGCCGTCAGCTTCTGTCGAATCCTAACGTTAAACGGGCCATCGATAGCCAACTGGTTGCGTCGGTATCGCGTACCCTGGCTAACGCCGACGATGTGCTCGCGAAAATGTGGGAACTGGCCACCTTCGATGCCAACGAGATTTCGCAATATCGCCACGGAGCCTGTCGGCACTGCTGGGGATGCGGCCATCACTATCAATGGCGCGATGCTATCGAGTACGAAGAAAAGTGCGCGGAGGCGAAAGCCAGGAATAAACCTGATCCGCCAGATAAAGGGGGGTATGGATACAACCACAATGCGGCCCCTAATCCAGATTGCCCTCGCTGCAATGGAGACGGCATAGGGCGCGCCTACTTCCCGGACACGCGAAAATTATCTGGCATTGCCCGCTTGGCGTATTCCGGTACGAAGGTCGGGAAAAACGGAGTGGAAATCACGGCGATCAGCAGGGAAAAAATGTTCGAGGCTGTGATGAAACGGTTGGGTCTGGCTGATAGTGAGCTTGCACAGCGGTTACAACTGGCTGAGATTGAGCGCCGGCAGCTCGAGGTTGAAAAGCTGGGCAAAGAGCTGGCCGACGATGACGACAACGACACGCCGAAGCCGGTGGCGATCAACATCAACGTGGTAGACGCCAGGAGGGACGATGATAGCGCCGACGCTTAATATTCCTCAGGCTCGTTTTCTGGCTATGCCGCACAAATTCAAAGCCTACGTGGCTGGGTTCGGTTCTGGCAAAACGTGGGTAGGGTGTGGCGGTATCTGCAAGGGCATGTGGGAGTTTCCCCGCATTAACCAGGGCTACTTTGCGCCGACCTATCCGCAGATCCGCGATATTTTTTACCCGACGGTCGAGGAAGTGGCGCACGACTGGGGGATGCGCGTCCGGATCAACGAGGGCAACAAAGAGGTGCATTTCTATGCTGGCCGGCAGTACCGCGGAACAACGATCTGCCGCTCGATGGAAAAGCCGGAAACTATCGTCGGTTTTAAAATCGGTAACGCGCTGATCGACGAGCTCGACGTGATGAAAAAGGAGAAAGCGCAAAAGGCCTGGCGAAAAATCATCGCGCGTATGCGTTACAAGGTTGATGGGCTACGCAACGGGATCGACGTCACCACGACGCCGGAGGGGTTCAAATTCGTTTGGCTCCAGTTCGTCAAAGAGGTACGCGACAAGCCGGAGCTGGCGACGCTGTACGGCCTTGTGCAGGCGTCGACGTTCGACAACGAAAAGAACCTGCCGCCGGACTACATTCCCTCGCTGATGGGGAGCTATCCGCCGGAACTGATTAAAGCCTACCTGCGGGGGCAGTTTACCAACCTGACGAGCGGCACCATTTACCACCAGTTCGATCGCCGTTTGAACAACTGCGACGAGGTGGAGCAGCCCGGCGAGCCACTTTATATCGGGATGGACTTCAACGTCGGCAAGATGGCCGGCATCGTTCACGTTCTGCGCCTGGGGCTGCCGTGTGCGGTTAATGAAATCATCAACGCGTACGACACCCCCGACATGATCCGCATCATCAAGGAGCGTTTCTGGCTTTACGATGGCACTGATTATCGCAAAGTGCGGGAAATCTACATCTACCCGGATGCGTCAGGGGACTCGCGCAAATCCAGCAACGCTAGCCTGACAGATATCGCTCAGCTAAAGCAGACTGGGTTTAATGTGGTGGTGAATGCCGCTAACCCTCCAGTGAAAGATCGAATTAATGCGATGAATGCGATGTTTTGTAATGGCAGTGGCGAGCGTCGCTACAAAGTCAATGTGAAGCGTTGCCCGATTTATACCGAATGTCTGGAGCAGCAAATCTGGGATGAAAAGACAGGTGAGCCGGATAAAAAATCCGACAATGACCACCCCAACGATGGCGCCGGTTATTTTATCCAGAAACAGTTCCCCATTGTTAAACCTGCCGGAAAGGTCACCAAATTACGGATGTAATCACCATGCCTGATATTTCAACACCCAATCTTGATTATAACGATATGGTCGAAGCCTGGGACATTAACGATGCGTTGATGGGCGGCACGCTTTATATGCGCAGGCTGGGCGAAACATATCTGCCACGCTGGCCGAATGAAGACAAGGAGGATTATAAAAAACGGCTGGCTGTTGCAACATTGCTTCCTGCCTATGAGGAAACAATAAAGCAGGATATTGGCCGCGTGTTTGCTGAGCCGACTGTTTTAAGCGAAGAAACGCCTGAGCAGATAAAAAAACTCACACCAAATATCGATCTGGAAGGGAATCGGCTCGATGTTTGGGCACAGGCATTCTTTTCTATCGGGTTTCAGTATGGCCTGGCTCATGCTCTGGTCGATTTTCCTCGCGTGAATCCGGATGAGGTAAAAACGAAAGCTGATGAGAGGGCCGCCGGCAGCCGTCCATACGTCACCATGCTCAATCCTCGCCAGGTTATCGGCTGGAAGTCGAAGGTGGTGAAGGGAAAGGTGGTGCTGACCGACTTACGCATCAAAGAAGTGATCATCGTTGATGGTGATGACTACGGGCAGACAAAAGTTGAGCAGATTCGCCACATCATGCCCCGAAAGGTGGAAATTTACCGAAAAAGCAAAGGCGACTCTGGTGAGAGCGTTTGGGCTATTTTCGAGGAGTGGGAAACCAGTCGTGATGATATCCCTCTGGTGACGTTCTACACCAAACGCACTGGGTTTATGCGCGGCTCTCCACCGCTGCTCAATCTGGCGCTACTGAACATCAAGCACTGGCAGAGCCAAAGCGAGCAGGACAACATTTTGCATGTCGCCCGGGTGCCGATCCTCAGTGTTTATGGTCTTGAAGAAGGGCAAGAGTTAACCGTGGGGGCATCAAGTGCCGCGCGTTTTGACGATAGGCAAAAACAAGGGATCGAGTACACCGAGCATACAGGCTCAGCTATCGGGGCTGGCAAAACATCCATTGATGATCTTGAACAACAAATGCGGCAGGCTGGTGCCAAATTATTGCGCGCAGAAAATACCTCCACAAAATCGGTCGATCAGACTAACGAAGAAAAAATGCAGGAGAACTCGCCGCTATTCACGATGGCGAGTTCCCTCGAGGATGCTCTCGATAATATCCTGCAAATAATGGCCGAATGGCTGAGCTTGCCTTCGGGGGGGAATGTAGATGTACGCACTGAACTGGAGACGGAAACGCAATCTGTTGACGCACAATCAGCGTTGGCGATCCAGTCATTGCGGCAGGGTGGCGATATCCGCTTTATTGATGCTGTGCGCGCTTACCAACGGCTTCGTATCATTGACCCAGACGCGAATCCTGAAGAAGTAATGGATGTGCTGATAAATCGGCCTCCTGATTTAATCAAGGAGTAGTAGCGATGGGAAAGATTAATGATCGCTTGCTCGATGAAACCTTGGCGCACGCACTCTTCGTTTCTCGTTACTCGACTGGTGTTGCCCGGCGAATGGTGAAAATTCTCGATCAGGCGGACGCAGAGCTTTCTTCAAAATTGCTGATGGCATTGGATGATCTGGACCCGCAGAGTTTCACTGTTCGCCGCCTTGATTCATTGCTGGCCGGCGTGCGGGATATTAACCGGCAGGTTTACCAGCGACTTTACGGGGCGCTGAGCGACGAACTTGGCGATTTTATCGGGTATGAGGGCGGTTTTCAGTTCAGCCTGTTTGATTCTCTGCTGCCCGACTTGGTGAAACAGCGTTACCCGCTTATCAGCCTGACACCGCAGCAGGTTTACGCCGCAGCGCTGGCGCGGCCGTTTCAGGGGCGCTTGCTGAGCGAATGGGCCGACAAGCTGGAAAGCGACCGACTACAGCGCATCAGCAACGCCGTGAGCCAGGGTTATCTGCAGGGGGAAACGACAGACCAGATTTATCGGCGGATCCGCGGTACCCGCGCACGAAATTATCAGGACGGTGTTTTGCAAACCGGCCGGGCCAATGCAACCAGCGTGATAAAAACCGCCGTCAGCCATATGGCGGCTGTAGCGCGCACGGAGTTCGCCCAGGCCAACGCCGACGTTATCGACTGCAAGCAATGGCTGGCAACCCTCGATAACAAGACGACGCCGACCTGCATCGTGCGCGATCGCCTGCGCTACACGCTGGACAACAAACCCATCGGTCACAGGGTGCCTTATGGCGCCGGTCCGGGGCGGATCCATTTCTGCTGCCGTTCGGTAGAAACACTGGTGGTGAAATCGTGGCGAGCGCTGGGTATCGATTCCGACGAAATGCCGGCTGGCACGCGCGCCAGTATGGATGGCCAGGTGCCGGCGGAAACCAATTATCGGGACTGGCTGCAACGTCAGCCCTACCGGCGCCAGGTGGAGGTATTGGGCGAAACCCGCGCCCGTCTGATGCGTGATGGCGGCATGCAGCCGGCGGAATTCTTCTCCGAAAAGGGGGAGTGGCTCAGCCTGCAGCAGCTGCGAGAAATCGACGAACGGGCGTTTTCGGACGCCGGACTATAACGACCACCTACGGGTGGTTTTTTTATTTCTGCCGCCGAGTGGATGCAAAGCGGTGAATGGTCGGATGACCACTTAAATAACGGCCAGAAGGCCCGGAGAAAACCATGAAATTGAAACTTGATGCTAATGGCCATGTGGTTGTCGAAAACGGCATGCCGGTTTATGTCCATGATGATGGAAAAGAAATTGCCTTTGACGCCGCGCAGGCCGTCAGCAAAATCAGCGAGCTCAATGGCGAAGCGAAGAAACATCGGGAGGCAAAAGAAGCCGCAGAATCCAGCCTTGCTAAATTCTCCGGTATTACTGACCCGGCTAAAGCGCTAGAGGCATTAGAAACGCTGACGAAAATCGACCAAAAAAAGCTGATCGACGCCGGCGCTGTGGATCAGGTGAAGGCTGAAATCACCAAGTCGTTCCAGGTCCAACTGGATGAAGCGACAAATCAGAACAAGACCCTGCAGGATCAGCTCTACAAGGAGATGATCGGCGGTCGTTTCTCTGGCTCCAAATTCATCACCGATAAAATGGCGATCCCGGCTGATTTTGTTCAGGCGCGCTTTGGGCAGTCCTTCAAAATCGAGGAGGGTAAGGTTGTTGCCTATGACCCTTCCGGCAATAAAGTTTACTCACGGGCTAAGCCGGGCGAACTGGCCGATTTCGACGAGGCGCTGGAGTTCTTAGTAGAGCAGTACCCGCAAAAGGATCACATCCTCAAGGCCTCGGGTAATTCGGGTGGCGGTTCGCAGCAATCGCAGCACCAGGCAGGGCAGAAAACCATGAAGCGCGATGCATTCGATTCGCTGGATATCACCGGCAAGAACGCAGCGCTGAAAGACGGGATCACTATCGTCGATTAACCACCTCACATTTTGCCGCCACCTGGAAAGGTGGTGGCGCCAGAGCTGGATAGCTCAACCAACCCTCATTTAAATATTCAAGGAAACCATAAATCATGGCTGGAAATACTCTTACCGGGTTGATCCCGACTATCTATACCGCTCTGGACGTTGTTTCACGCGAGCAGGTCGGTTTTATTCCCGCAGTGGCACGTAACACGAAGGCAGATCAGGCAGCCAAGGACCAGACTGTCACCGCGCCAGTTGCACCTGTTGCTAAAACGCTTGATATTGAGCCAGGCGCGACAGCTCCAGGCAATGGTCAGCAAGCTATTGGCAGCGTCGATGTGAAAATTACCAAGTCAAAAATGGCTCCGGTTCAATGGAACGGCGAAGAGCAGCTGGCGCTCGGCCCGGCGGGCACCTACAACACCATTCTGGCTGACCAGTTCAAACAGGCGTTCCGCGCGCTGGCAAATGAAGTTGATGCTGACTTAGGCGCCCTCTACTACGGTACCTCGCGCGCCGTTGGTACTGCTGGGAAGGCGCCATTCGGTGTGAAAGAAGACCTATCTGATGCGGCGTTGGCCCGACAGGTATTGTCGGATAATGGTTCACCAACAACTGACCTTCAAATGGTTCTTGGTTCCTCCGCGACGACAAATCTGCGTGGTAAACAGTCGGTGCTGTTCAAGGTGAATGAATCGGGTACTGAGCAGCTCTTGCGTGAGGGCGTTATCGGTCGACTGGAAGGGTTCAATATCCACGAGTCTGCCGGCGTAGCTCGAGTGGGGGCTGCTGCCGCTGCGGGTTATCTGGTTAATGGCGCCAAGAAAGAAGGCGACATTATCATCGCCATCGACACCGGTACTGGGAGCATTTCTGCCGGTCAGTTGGTGACGTTCGACGGCGATGAAAACCAGTACATGATTGCAGCAGCCACTGCGACAACGATCACTCTGGCAGCGCCTGGCCTGCGTCAGGATCTGGCGGATGATGCAAAAATCACCGTTATCGGTGGTTTTACCGCGAATATGGCATTTGATCGTAACGCGTTCTTGTTGGCAGCGCGCACACCGGCAATGCCAGAGGGGGGCGATACCGCTGATGATGTGATGAACGTTACCGATCCGGTATCCGGCATCACCTTCCAGGTGGCGCTGTATCGCCAGTACCGTCAGGTGCGCTATGAGGTCGGTTTGGCTTGGGGTGTCGCCTCCATTAAACCGGCGCATGCCGTAACGCTGTTGGGTTAATACAACGATATTGTGAGGGGCTACGGCCCCTTTTCTCGGAGGATATATGGCTGGATTAACGAAAGAACAACGTGCGTTGCGTATCGCAGAAAAGCTTGCTGCTGAGCAGGCGAACAAAAACAATCCTGAGCAGCAGGAGCAGCAGGAGCAGCAGGAGCAGCAGGAGCAGCAGGAGCAGCAGGAGCAGCAGGAGCAGCAGGAGCAGCAGGAGCAGCAGGAGCAGCAGGAGCAGCAGGAGCAGCAGGAGCAGCAGGAGCAGCAGGAGCAGCAGGAGCAGCAGGAGCAGCAGGAGCAGCAGGAGCAGCAGGAGCAGCAGGGGCAGCAGGTAGAATTGGTGGCTATGGTTACTGATTACCCGGCTTTCCCCGGCGCACCAACGGTTGCTGACGTACATCCCGCTGAGGTGGAAAACTGGAAATCATCCGGTTGGACTGTCCGGGGGTGAGCCATGTTAATTACGGATCCCACGTCGCCTGATTTTAACAGTTACGCCAGTGTGCAGAATGCTCGTGACTTTGCTACGACGCGCGGCTATGCGTTTCCGGGCGACGACAGCGAATGCGAAACGCTGTTAATGAAGGCGATGGACTATCTGGCCGGGCAAAGCTGGCGCGGTTCACGTTCATCGCCGGAGCAGATGCTGCCGTGGCCGCGCTCTGGCGTGGTTGTGGATGGTGTTCTGCTGGCCAGTGATAAAATCCCGAGCCAGATTATCCAGGCGCAGTGCCACTTGGCTGTTGAGGCTCAGGAAACCGATCTTACCCCGAGTTTTAACGGTGGTGCAGAGGTTGTGCAAGAGGCGGTCTCTGGCGCGGTTAGTGTCAGTTACGCCCCTGGCACATCAAACTCGGTGCCAACATTTCCGTGGCTGACCGGTTTGCTGCGAGGCTTTGTTGGTGCAATGAATCAGGTGCGAATCGTGAGGGGGTGATTATGGCGATCAACTACACCCGGATGCGCGCCACTGCTACCCGGTTGCTCACCGAGAACGGGCAAAAGCGCGTGCTCACCCGCGGCGGGAAAGTGACGCGGGTGAACGGGAAAGAGGTGCAATTACCCGACGAAAAGGCGGGCGTGATCGGCGTTGTGACGGAATACAAGCCGGGCGAAATTGACGGCACGCTGATTCAGAACGGCGATGTGCTGTTGGTGGCAACCTACCAGACCGAAATCCGCATTGATGACCGCATTGAGATCGACGGGAAAAAATATCGCGTAGTTCATCCGCACCCGGTTAAGCCGGCAGCGGTGCTGATCTGCTACCGCGCACAGCTGAGGGCATGACATGGTAGAAAACGACGCGTTCATGCAGGCGATCACTGCCTTCGTGGACAAGGCAAAGGCCAATCAGGCGCAGGTAGTCCGCGCAACGGGGATCCGCATCCTCACGCAACTGGTTCAGATGTCGCCCGTAGGCAATCCCGACTTGTGGGAGGTGAATGCCACCGCCAGAGCCTATAACGACGCGGTCGCAGAACACAACGATGCGCAGCGCAACGATCCGGCCAACCTGACACCGACCGGGCGCCTGAAAAAGCGCGCCAGGGTATCCGACAGCATGGATATCAAGGCGCCGGCCGGTTATACCGGCGGCCGGTTCCGCGGCAACTGGCAGGTGGGGTTGGATGCGGCGCCGCAGGGTGAAACCGGCCAGGTGGATCAATCGGGTGGTAAAACGCTGGCCGCCGGCACGCTGGTGATCGAGCGTTTTCGTGTCGGCATGCAGGCGGTGTACTTCACGAATAACGTTCCCTATGCCTACCCGCTGGAGTTTGGTCACTCGTCGCAGGCGCCTGGCGGCATGGTGCGGATCACCGCTGCCGATTTCCAGCGTCATTTCCAGGCAGCCGTTTCGGAGGTGAAATCGTGAGTCATACCCGAGTAGCCGAACTGCTCGAAGCGCGCCTGGGTGAATGGGCAGATGGTAAAGGCGTGCCTGTAGTGTGGGACAACATCGCGGAAAACCCGCCGGATACGCTCTATCTTCAGCCCTACGCGATGCCGGCGACCACGACGACGATCGACCTGGCGGAAAAGCTGCAGGTGCTGCCGGGCGTCTGGCAGATCAACGTCGTGGCGAAGGCCGGCGACGGCGTCAGTGGCGCCCGCGCGCTAGCCGATGAGGTGGCCGCTTTGTTCCCTGTTGGCCTGGCGCTCAGCGATGGGGGGATCACCTGCTACATCAGCACGCCGCCGACGGTTTACCGTGGCATCACGTCGGACACCCGCTATTCCATCCCCGTCAGCATGAGCTATCGCGCTCACCTCATCACACACTGACCGCCGCGGCGGTTTTTTTATGCCCAAAATTGGAGAATCCACTATGGCATTTGCATTACCAAACGGCGCCACGGTTTTCGCTGGTTCCAAGATGGCGGCAGCGCTGCCAACGTCAGCGGTTAGTAACGCCAAGGGCGCGGTGTTTACCGTGGCAAATGGCACCCTGGCCGCCGATGACATTGTGCTCATCAAATCAGGCTGGGGAAACATCGACAACCTGGTCGCCAAAGTGACAGCGGCGACGGCAACGGCGGTGACGATCGGTGCACTGGATACGTCGAATACCAAATTTTTCCCGGCGGGCGGCGGCGCCGGCGCGCTTATCAAAATCACCGAATGGACGCAGATCCCACAAATCACTGAAGTGGGGGCGTCTGGCGGCGATCAGCAGTACGTGCAGATCCAGTTCCTTGAGGACGACCGCCAGCGCAACCTGGCGACGTACAAGGCAGCCAAGACCCAGACGTTTACTTTTGCGCATGATTCAACGCTGCCGATTTATAGCGTCCTGACCGCTGCCGATCGCGTTGGCGACATTCTGCCGTTTTACATGTATGTGCCGACAGCGAAAGAAACCCGCTACTGGTCCGGCACGCCATCCTTTGACCCACAGCCGGCAACGGCCGTGAACCAGGTGGAAACGGTGCAGGCATCGATCGCGGTACAGTCCCGCACCATGACGTTCTACAAGGACAAGTAATTTTAACCCTCGGGGCGCAAGCCCCTTTTTTTCGCAGGTTCCGACATGACAGCAAAATTTACCCTGGTCCCAAATCCGACGTTTAAAAAAGACGTCACAATCCCGCGCGCCGGCACAGAAGATGGTGTGCTGACGTTCACGTTCAAGCATAAGACCAGCAGCCAGCTGGAAGCGCTGGAAAACACCCTGCGCGAGGCGACGGAAAAGCAGATCGAGGCCGGCAGCCACGGCCGCGCCCCGATGGTGGCATTTATCGAGGAAATTGCCGCGGGCTGGGCGCTGCCTGACGAGTTCAACGGCGAGAACGTGCTGGTGCTGCTGGAAAACTACCAGCGTGCGTTCGACTCTATCGCCATGACCTACACCCGCGAGCTGATGGCGATCCGAGAAAAAAACTAACAGCGGTTGCCTCGGCGTTCTATACGCCTGACCCCTCGCCGGAAGAACTGGCCGCATTTGGGTTAACGCCCGAGGACGTCGAAGGGGAGCCGGTCGACGTGCTCCCCGACGTGTGGCCAGTGTTCGAGGTGTTCCGGGCAATGGCGACGCAATGGCGTACCGGTATGGGCGGCGTCACCGGGTTGGATTACAACTGCCTACCCTGGGTGATGAAATTGCACGGCGTCGACGATGAGGCAACCGCGTTAACGGATATCAGGGTGATGGAAGCCGCTGCGCTTGCCACCATCCATAAAAAATAATGGCCCGCCGCGCGGGCTTTTTACTGCACGGAGCCCCGCATGACAGACATTGCATCGATCTCCCTGCGCGTCGATACCGGCGACCTGCAGCGCGGCAACAGCGAGCTGGATAAATTCCAGAAAACTGCTGCAGGCGCCGCCGGCGCGGCTGACGGTTTCAATGCCTCTGGCAAAGAGACGGCCAAAGTATCGAAAGAGGTGGCGCACGAGGTCGAGGAAACGCACAAACGGGTAGCGGAATACAGCCGCCGCCTGCGCGAGAGCCAGACCACGGCGACGGCATCCGGCCGAGCGCAGGACCAACTGACCGAATCCTACTTCCGCCAGATTGACCGGATCAAGCAGCTCGGCACAGGCACGCAGGAATTGCGCGCCATTCAGTCGCAGGTGCGCGCCGCCCGCGCCGCCGGCAACATCACGCAAAACGACTATCTGACGCTCACCAGCCACGCCGCGGATAAAATGCGCGAGCTGACCAAAGCCGAAGAGGCATCGGCGGCCGCCAAATCGATCTTCATCCAAAAGCTGAAAGACCAGGTGGCGACGCAGAGCCTTTCGCGGGAAGAACTGCTGCGCTACCGTGCCGCGCAGTTGGGCGTTGGTTCCGCAGCGGACATTTACATCAAAAAGCTGTCCACCGCTGGCGACGCCACGCATAAATTCAGTTTGCAGACGTCGGCCGCCCGCCGGGAGCTGGGCGTTATGCTCGGAGAGCTGGCGCGAGGTAACCTGGGCGCCTTGCGTGGCTCCAGCATCACCCTGGCGAATCGGTCCGGGCTGATAGAGCAGATGATGACGCTGCGCGGGCTCGGTATCGCTGGCGTACTAGGGGGAATTGCAGCAGCCGTTTATGGACTCGGCAAGGCGTGGTATCAAGGTTCGCAAGAGGCGGTTGAATTCAACAGGCAGCTGATCCTGACAGGGAATTATGCCGGTAAAACGGCAGGTGATTTGCAGTCAATGGCAAGGGCGCTGGCCGGTAATGGTGTAACGCAACATGCCGCGGCTGATGCGCTGGCGAAGGTTGTTGGAAGCGGGAGTTTCTCCGCCGGTTCTATCTCCATGATTGCAGATACAGCGGCTAAGTTGAAAGCCGATGTGGGGCAATCAATCGACGAAACGATTAACCAGTTTAAGCGGTTGCAGAGTGATCCCGTTCAAGCTGTAACAGAGTTGGATAAATCGCTGCATTTCCTGACAGCGACGCAACTCGAGCAGATCACCAGCCTATCCGAACAGGGGCGCACCACCGAAGCAGCGGCCGTTGCAATGGACAGTTACGCGGACGTCATGCGTCAGCGTAGCGGAGAGATCAAAGAAAACCTTGGTACGCTAGAGTCAGCGTGGAAATGGCTCGGCGACGCCGCCTCTTCTGCATGGGACAAAATGCTGAATATCGGCCGAGAATCTTCGGTGAAGGATAAAATCCGCGACATTCAGCAGCAGCTTGTTGAGTTTCAGATAAACCCTGCCAGCAAGGGGATCTACTTCAATCAAACGGGTAAAACGGTCGACGACCTGAAAGCTGAATTGTCAGGCTTAATGGAGCAAGACTACCAATCCAGCATCAGCACCGCCCGAGACAAAGCTGAGCGTGACAACGAAGAACGCCAAAAGCGACAGTTCCAGGCTGATCAAACCCTTAAGCAGCGGTATGAAACCTCAGAGGAAAAGCACCAGCGTGAACTGGCAAAGATCCGTAATTCCTATGCATCCCAGAGCGTTAAAGATGAGGCTATAAGCCGGGAAAATGAGCGCTTTGCCAGGGAGAAAGAGAGAGGAACAAAAAAAGGGCGCCAGTACACGGCACCTGCCGGTGATCGTGCCGATGAAAAAGCGCAGGCTGATTTGTTGGCGCTCCAGGCACAGCTCAAAGTGCTGCAGGACCACCGCAGCATCAATGACACCATCAGCCAACAACGCAAGGATTTGTGGGCGGAGCAGGCGAAATTTGCCGTTCTGGAACAGGCAGCCGATAAACGGAAGCTGACGGCTCAAGAAAAATCGCTACTTTCCAGCAAAGATACTGTGCTGGCGCAAAAGGAACGGCTGGCTGTTCTCGGCGACGAGATCGCCAAGCAGGAGCGGCTTAACAAACTTCAGGACGCCTCGTCCAAGTATGTCACCCAGATGAGCGAGAAGCGTCAGGCGCTGCGTGAAAGCGCCGGCTTGAGCGATCGGGATGCACGGCGCCGCATGGAAGAGGCGCAGCTCGCGCAGGGGTGGCAGAATCAGGGCGGTACCCTGCAAGATGACGGTTACAAGCGGCAACTGCAGGCAGCACGTGATTTTTACGCCGAAGAGGACAAGCTGCGAGCCGACTGGAAAAAAGGCGCATTGAAAGGCTGGAATGAATATCTGGACTCAGCGACCAACGTCTATTCCTCAGTCGCTAACGTCGCCAATGCTGCATTCACTGGGTTGAGCGACACGCTTACCAACCTTGCGACAACCGGATCGGCCAACGTTAAAAGTTTCGGCGTCTCTATGCTGAAAATGGTGGTGGACGTCATCAACAAGCTGTTGGTGGCTTACGCCGTTCAGGCGGCTATGGGGTGGATTGGTAGCTCGCTCAGTGCGCCATCTGGCGGCAATAACCCCGGCGCAGTTCCAATGGGGCTGCATTACGACGGCGGGTATACCGGCGACGGCGGCAAGTACGAGCCGAAAGGCATCGTGCACGGCGGTGAATTCGTGTTCACCAAAGAGGCGACGCGCAATATTGGTGTTGGCAATTTGTACGCCATGATGCACAGCGCCCAGGGTTACGCCGACGGCGGCTATGTTGGTAACGCGCCCATGCACGGCCTGACGGCTTCCGGCGGCGGTGGCATCACTGTTGATATTGGCAGGATTAATTTCATTAATCAGAACGCCCAGCAACAGCCCGCAGGAGGCGGCCAACGGGATACGGCCGGCATTCAGAAACAAATCAAAGCCGCTGTTATCGACACTATTAATGACCAATCCATGCGGCCAGGGACGCCACTCTGGAATGCTTTAAATAAACGTTAACAAGCCCGCTGCCCGCGGGCTTTTTTACGCTCGGAGGAAAAATGGCGATCGAAACATTCACCTGGCGAGTTCAGGGGCAGCCGGAAGGGAGCCTAAACCAGAGAGTGCGCTCAGCGCAGTTTGGCGACGGCTATAAGCAGGTGTCTGGCGATGGCATCAACCCGGAAACCCAAAGCTGGCCGTTGACGTTCAGCGGCAACAAAAGCGACATGCAGCCTTTGCTGGCATTCGTGCGCCGGCATACGACTAAGTCGTTTATCTGGACGCCGCCGCTTGGCGAGAAGGGGCTATATCGCGTTACGGCTGACACTATCCGGGTGGTTCCGATTGGCGGTCCGGCCGTGTCCATTTCAGCAACGTTTGAACAGGCCTATGCGCCGTAGGAGGGAAGGTGGCGATCACCAATGACGTGCAGAAACTGGAGCCCGGGAAACGAGTCCGTTTCATCGAGGTAGACGGCACTGCCTTTGGCGCCGACGTTTTGCGGTTCCATAAAGAGACCATCCTGCATACGCCGGCCGAGATCGACAAGGCCGCGGGTGACGAAACAAAGCTCCAGCCGAAAACCGTATGGTGGCAGTCCAAGGAATACGGCGCTTACCCCTATGAAATTACCGGGCTGGAATCTGCCAGCGATGGGACATCGGCGCAGCCAAAATTAACCGTCTCGAATATTGATGCACTTATCACCGCTCTATGTCTTCGTTTCGATGACATGGTTCAGGCAAAGGTGACGATCCACGATACCTTTGTGCACTATCTGGACGCGCGTAATTTTCCGGACGGTAATCCGCAAGCCGACCCGGAGCAGGAATTCAAGCAGGTTTTCTACATCGACAGCAAAAGCGGAGAGGATAACGAAGCCGTAGAGTTCACGCTGTCGAGCCCGATGGATCTGCAGGGGTTGCGCATTCCCACGCGGCAGATCACGGCACTTTGCACCTGGTGCATGCGCGGACAGTACAAAACCGGCGATGGGTGCGCCTATGCTGGCCAGAACGGCTGGTTTGATAAAGATGGCAAGCCTACGGATGACCCTGCCAAGGATGAATGCTCCGGCCTGCTGGCGGACTGTAAAAAGCGCTTTGGCGAAAACAACGAGCTCGACTTCGGCGGATTCCCCGGCTCGTCATTGATCAGGAGATAATTATGCGGCAGAAGACAATCGATGAAATTCTGACGCATGCGCAGCGTGAATTCCCGAACGAGTGTTGCGGTGTGCTGGCGCAGCGCGGGCGTGTTGAGCGTTACTTCCCCTGCCGGAACCGGTCAACTGAGCCGGCGGAGCATTTCGAATTGGATCCCGCTGGCTATGCTGCGGCGGAAGACTGGGGGGAGGTGGTTGCTATCGTGCATAGCCACCCCGGTGACGGTGCAACGACGCAGCCGAGCGAGCTCGACCAGCTGCAGTGCGATGTGAACGAGCTGCCGTTCGTGATTGCGTCGTGGCCGGAGGGCGACATTCGAATTATATACCCGCGCGGTGATCGCCCGCTGGTGGGGCGCCAGTTTGTGCTGGGCCATGCCGATTGCTGGTCGCTGATTATGGATTATTACCGGCAAGAGCACGGCCTCATTCTGCCGAATTACAGTGTTGAGCGCCATTGGTGGGAAGAAGGAGAAAACCTCTACATGGACAACTGGTACGATTGCGGCTTCCGTGAGTTCGACGGTGCGCCGCAGGCTGGCGACATGGTGATTATGCAGCTTTCAGCGCCGGTACCGAACCACGCGGGGATCTTGCTTGAAGGTAATATGCTACTGCACCACCTCTATGGGCAACTGAGCCAGCGCATACCGTATGGCGGCTACTTCAAGGAGCGCATGGTGAAAATTGTCCGGCGCAAAGAGTTGATGGCGTGATTTTGTTGCGCTTGATCTCTCTGCTACCATGTGAGTCATTATTACTCATGGAGGCAGGGATGTGGGATATCGTGATCTTCTCAAAGAGGCAACACGGCTAAAAAAAGAAAAGAAGTATGATGAAGCTTGTCAAACATTAAGAGTTGCCTTTCAATCCGCAGATGTTGGTGAGTATATTGATATCCATGAACGGCTAAGGCTTCCTGTCTATCTATGTTTTGCTAATAGAGACGATGAAGCATGGTTTGAACTAAACCGCTTGTCGACTACATACCAAGACAGTATTAGCCAGATAGCAATAAGGTCTAAAATGCAAAAGTTTTTAGAGGATGAGGGTAGGTTAATTGATGCTGCATTTTTCCTGGCTTGGGTATATATTCTTGAACTTAAGCATAAAATAGACCTCATTGTAAATATTCATGCTGCGGCGGATAAGTGGGCAAATGAAGAATCCATGATAGTCGAAATGAAGGATGGGAGTTTCGCCTCCTTAGACTTTAGAAGAATCAATGATGGACGAGAACCATTTGCGTTTACTAATGCTGGAAACCCAATTTATGATGTGGCACACAACCACACGCTTACATCGTTGAATGATATGTTGGATATAAATGTTATAGAGGATTGTTTTGTCGGTTTATGTGAAAAGATTGGGAATTGTGAAGCCCCTTCCATTATAGCTGAGAAAATCATTGAAATAATTGATGGGGAATATGCTTCTGGTGAATGGGTGGCTGATTTGCACTCTTTCTTTCGCGAACAACTATCATGAGACTTCATATGAAAAAAACACTCATACCACTACTTGCCCTGACTATAGTTGGATGTGCCAACCCTGAGTTAACCCAAAAAACCACTGCTGAGTTTACGTCGAAGAATGACGTTAATAAGTTAGCGGCTTGCATCTCTGAAAGGTCAGATAAGCGTACATTCAATGGTAGGCTAATTGAGACGGCAGTAAAACCTTCGAGTGGAAATACCGTGACCTTGGCGTTGGTAAACGGTAATGACTATGTGGACCTGACACCTACCGAAAGCGGCACTGACGTTATTTATCGTGGTGAGGGCGCTAGGCCGTTCGGAGGGGTTTTAAAGTATAGAAACAATGAGGTTATATCAGATATAGAATATTGTTTATAATCAGATGAAACCCGCTTTGGCGGGTTTTTTGTTGGAGGCAATATGGAGTTGAATCCCATCCCCGTTAGAACTATTGAGCTAAGTGGTGTTCTCGGTAAGAAGTTTGTAAAAGAATACAAGTACCGTGCCCGCGATGTTCCCCATGCTATAAGAGCGTTAAAAGGGTTAGTGCCTGGTTTTGAACGATTTTTGCTAGAAGCTGAAAAGAAAGGGCTAACCTTTGCGGTTTTCGTTGGTAAACGGAACATCAGTGAGGATCAAGTGGCTATGACTAAAGGTAACGAAAACATTCGTATCGTTCCCGTTATTGTTGGTAGCAAGCGAGCAGGAATGTTTCAGACCATTCTAGGTGCCGCATTGGTTGCTGTTGCCATGTATTTTTCCGCAGGTACTGCTGCTGGGGCAATGGGGGCATTTACTGCGGGTGGGGCTACAGGAATGGCGGCTATGATTGGTGCTTCTATGATGCTTGGCGGGGTAATCCAAATGCTCTCCCCGCAGCCAGGCGGCCTTTCAGTTAGCCAGGATGCCGACAATAAACCGTCTTACGCATTCGGCGGGCCGGTCAATTCTACCGCTCAGGGTAATCCCGTCGGCGTGCTGTACGGTAGCCGGGAGGTCGGCGGTGCCATTATCTCTGCCGGCATCTACGCCGAAGACCAGCAGTAAATTTTCCAGTGTTTAACAGGCTCGCTTCGGCGGGCTTTTTTTATGGGCGAAATCATGGAAAAAATCATTCAGGGGCGGAAAGGCGGCGGTGGTGGTGGCCACACGCCGACCGAGTCGCCGGAAAGCATTCAGTCGATCGCCAAAACAAAAATTCTACTGGCAATTGGTGAGGGGGAATTAGCCGGCGGCCTCGATGGGACGAATATTTATCTCGATGGAACGCCGTTATTGTCCCCAGATGGCACGACTAATTTTCCCGGTGTCGAGTGGGAGTTTCGCCCGGGCACGCAGACCCAGAGTTATATTCAGGGCGTACCAGGTGCTGAGAACGAGATCAGTATCGGTACCGAACTGAAAGCCTCTCAGCCCTGGGTGCGTGCCGTATCAAACACCCAACTTTCAGCGGTGCGCCTGCGCGTCGGCTGGCCGACGCTGCTGAAACAAGAAGACAACGGCGATCAGGTTGGTACGCGTGTCGATTATGCGATCGATCTGTCGACCGATGGCGGCGCCTACCAGACGGTGCTTAACGGTACAATTAACGACAAAACGACGTCACTGTATGAGCGCAGCCACCGGATAAACCTGCCGCCGGCAACCACTGGCTGGCAGGTGCGCGCCCGGCGCCTTACTGCGGATTCGACATCATCGCGAATTGTCGACCGGATGAATATTGAGGCGATCACCGAGGTTATTGATGCAAAGCTTCGCTACCCGAACACGGCGCTGCTCTTTGTTTCGTACGATGCTAAGCAGTTCCAAAATATCCCGCGGATCAGCTGTAAGCCGAAGGGGCGAATGATTCGTGTACCGACAACCTATGATCCGGAATCCCGGACCTATACCGGTACGTGGACGGGGGAGTTTAAGTGGGCCTACTCCAATAACCCGGCCTGGGTGTTCTACGACGTTTTGCTGAATAAACGTTTTGGCCTGGGTGATCGCTTGGACATGACGCAGGTTGATGAGGTGGAGCTGTATCGAATCGCCCAATACTGCGATCAGCCGGTGCCGGATGGCCGGGGCAGTGACGGGAAAGAGCCGCGGTTTCTGTGTGACGTCTACATCCAGTCGCAGAATGAGGCTTTCACTGTGCTGCGCGATCTGGCGTCCATCTTCCGGGGTATGACGTATTGGGCCAACAATCAGGCCTGCGCACTGGCGGACATGCCGCGGGATATGGATTACACCTACACCCGAGCCAACGTGATCGACGGAAAATTCCACTATCAGGGCGGCAGCCAGCGAAATCGCTACACGACGGCGATGGTGAGCTGGTCAAACCCTGAAAATCATTATCAGGATGAAGTCGAGGCCGTGGCGGAGAACGCGCTGGTGCGTCGGTATGGCATCAACCAAACGGAAATCTCAGCGATCGGCTGTACTCGGCAGACGGAAGCGAATCGGCGAGGCCGCTGGGCACTGTTGACCAATAGCAATGATCGCAGCGTGTCGTTCTCTACTGGGTTAGATGGATTTATTCCGTTGCCTGGACATATCATCGGTGTTGCCGATCAGATGCTGGCGGGCCGGGTGCTGGGCGGTCGTATTTCCTCTGTTGGCGGACGCAACATCACGCTGGACCGTGTGGCCGATGTAAAAATCGGAGATCGTCTGCTGATTAACCTGCCATCGGGAAAATCTCAGGCCCGCACGGTGCAAGCAGTGAATGGCCGGGTGGTTACAGTGTCGACTGCGTACGCAGAAGCCCCCGAACCGGAGGCAGTCTGGAGCGTAGACGCAAATGACCTGTTTGTTCAGCAATACCGTGTTTCCAACGTTGCCGATAATGACGACGGCACATTTACCGTTACGGCCGTTTGGCATGAGCCGGGTAAATATGCGGCGATCGATACCGGCGCGCGTATCGATGAGCGGCCAATCTCGGTAATTCCACCGGACGTGCAACCGCCGCCGAAGAATATCGCCATTGATAGCTATTCTTCGGTAAGCCAGGGACTCGCCGTGACGACATTGCGCGCCAAGTGGGATGCGGTCGACAGCGCGGTAGCCTATGAGGCTGAATGGCGCAAGGATAGCGGCAACTGGGTTTCTATGCCGCGCACGTCTGCGTTGGGATTCGAGGTGCCAGGCATCTACGCCGGGCGCTACTTGGTGCGCGTGCGGGCCATCAACGCGAGCGATATATCGTCCGTCTGGGCGACGTCGATGGAAACCTACCTGAAGGGGAAGGAAGGCAAGCCGCCGGTGCCGGTTGGCTTCAAGGCATCGCCTTTGTTATGGGGTATCCAGCTTGACTGGGGATTCCCGTCCGGTGCCGAAGACACGCTGAAAACCGAAATTCAGTATGCAGATAACGCCGCCGGGAATAACGCGATGTTGCTGGCCGATATCCCGTACCCGCTGCACACGCACACCATGACCGGGATGAAGGCGGGGCAGGAGTTCTGGTTCCGTGCGCGGTTGCAAGACCGTACCGGCAATCAGGGCGACTGGACAGGCTGGATTAAGGGGCAGTCCAACGCAAACGCCGGTGACTACCTGGAGAGCATCGGCGATGGCTTCCTGACGGATAAGGACGGTGACCGCCTCACTGGTGACATTGACACAAACATTGAGGCCATCATTCAGAACGCGCTGGCCAACAATGCGACGGTGGATCACCAGTATGCGCAGTTAGGCATGGTGCGTGCTGACATCCTCATCGTGAAAACCACTATAGCGGAAGTCGATCATGCCCTGGCCGAACTGTCCACGCAGGTGCAGGCGCAGATTGACGACGTGACAGCGGTACTGGAGGACAAGCTGACGGCCACGGTTGATGCCGACGGCGCAACGGCAATCCACACACTGAAAGCTGGTGTGAGGGTTAACGGCGTGTTCTACAACGCGGGCATGTCGATCGCCGTGCTGGCGGAAACCGGCAAACCCGTCATCACCCGTATCGGGTTCAACGCCAATCAGTTCGTGTTGATGAGCGGCAGCGGCGACACGCAATACTCGCCGTTTGCTGTGATTAACGGCCAGGTGTTTATCAGCGATGCGTTCATTCAGAACGCCTCTATCACGTCGGCAAAAATTGCGGATGCGGCAATCACAAACGCCAAAATCAGCGGCTTTATTCAGTCCGACAATTTCAGCGCAACCAGCGGCTGGCGGATGGATAAAAGCGGCGCAGGGGCTGGACAAATCCAGATTAACGGCGGCGACGGTAACGGGCGCATGGAGATACGCGGCGACCAGATCAATGTTTATGACGCTGGCGGTAATCTGCGGGTGAGAATGGGGAGGTTGTAACGTGGCGTATGGCCTGTGGATGAATGGCAAAGAGTTGGCTGCGGTTAATAGCATTTCGCTGTTAGCCAACGATAAAGAACCCTGGGCTGATGGAAATAAACAAAAGATTTATACTCCGCCTGATTACGTCGTTGGGAACCCGGTATTTCTGGTTGGTCAGACCGGGTATATATTCGGCAGTCAGACAACCCCCCCGTCTTACGGCGGGGTTACTGGATGGCGAACCGATGGGGGGAGGATAATTGTTGATTTTACCAATGCAAATCAGCAGGCCTTCTTTACCGAGTTCAGCATATACCAGGTTCAACCGCCACAATCAGTTTCCGGCACGTATGGAATAATGATTCAAAACTCGGTGGACTGGATGAGCATTAACAGTTCGTCCAGGCTGGGTTTTGTTGCCTGGAAAGGGGAAGTGACGATTAACGGCAAATGGACATTGCCAGTCGTTCAAAATGATAACACCAAGGTTGTCTTTGTACGGTGCGATGACCCCGGCGTTTCTATTTACCATGCTGTGCAATATAACGAATTAACGGTATCGCGTGATAATGGTTCGGGGGAAGCGGTGTTAACCACAGCCAATGTGAAAGTGGTCATTATGAACAGCGGTTATTACCCACCGACACCACGCGGTTACGGAATGGTGATCAAGAACGCTGCCGGTAATAACACATTCACCAGCGATACAGAGCCGTTAGTTTGGGATGGTCGTTCGGTTAATGTTGGCAGGAACCCCGAAGATTTAATCGATACAGGGATCGCCAGGCCAATGATCCCCCTGGCCGTTAATGCGTTTATGCGTGGTGATTCTCAAGGCAGCGGCGGTGTTTATAACTACTACAGCTGCGGCTATCGGTTTAACGGCAGCGCCGTCCAATTCTGGCGTTCTGAATCAGGGAGAAAAATACAGACCCAGTGGAATACATCAAACCGATGGTACTCGTCACAGATGCCGCTCATGGTTATTAACGCAGACCATTACTTCTAACAACCGGCCACTGAGCCGGTTTTTTATGCAACGATTTAGGAGAGCATCATGCCCGCAGGCACTCTTACCCTAACGAACAACTCCGCCGTAGTGAAAGGGACGGGGACGGCATTCAATACCGAGCTGAAAGCCGGTGATTTCATCGTGAGCGTTGTCGGCGGCGTCACCTATACGCTACCGATGAAAACCGTTGATAGCGCCACACAGGCGACGCTGATTAAAGCCTATGACGGCCCAACGCAGGCGGGCGCGGCATGGTATGCCGTACCGCGCGACGCGATGAACACCATCACCGCTCAGCTGGCCGCAGAGACGGCGAAAGCGCTACGCGGATTGAACCTTGATAAAAACAACTGGCAACAGGTATTCAGCGGCACTGGAAACATTACGGTGACGTTACCTGACGGTAGCACGTTTACTGGCCCAGCCTGGAACAGCTTCATATCTGCATTGAATTTGAAGGCGGATAAAACAGAAGTCGATGAAAAAGCAGATAAAACCGCGCTAAATAATAAAGCGGAAAAGGGTGATAACAGTGATATTACATCCATCAAAGGCCTTAAAACGGCACTGAGCATCTCTCAAGGAGGAACGGGTGCTAAAAACCAACTGGATGCCTGTAATAATCTCGGCGTTAAAATAACGAGAATTGGCGATGCCATATTAACGTCGATTGGCGGAAATATTGTAAAGCAGGAAGGCATTATTGGTGCGCAACAACCGGTTGGAGCATATAACTCGCAGAGCATAGGTGGTGTCACCTGGTACACGCATTTCTATTCGTTTAGCCTGCCCGCAGCCTTTCCAAATGCCATTGTGTCATGTGTTGCAACTCTGGTATCTCCGCGCGGCGACCAACAAACGGCGGGAACACCGGCATTTATTGCATGCACACGTGATAAGAACGGGGGCGGCGCATCAAGAGATGCGATAACAGTTTCAATCACAACACCTGTTACGGGGTGGTATCCCTATTTCAATTTTTCAGCGGAGGGATATTAAATGAAATTCTTCTATCAGCCATCGACGAGAGCACTATTCATTGACGAGCTCGGCGATGTTCCAAGTGATGCATACCAAATAAGCAAGGAAGACTATTTAAAGATAATCGGCGCAGCGATTAGCATTTCAGGTGATAGCGAGCCTGAGTGGTATATTCCTAAACCTATGGAGAAGTAACGATGGCATTAATCAGTGATATCCTGCGCGGGCCTTACGGAGATCCGCAGCCAAACGTGATTATTACTATGCGCGCAAAGGAGACGAGCGCGCGTGTCTTGGTGAGCAATTCATCGGCAGCTATTACCGCAGCCGACGGCAAGTACTCCATGCAGGTTTTCCCCGGTGAATATGAAGTGTTGGTGTCCACCTTGGGAAAAGTTGGCGAAATTCGTGTATACCCTGACTCGAAAGATGGAACGCTTAACGATTTTCTTATTACACCAGGCGAAGACGAGTTAACTCCTGCAATTGTGCAGACGGTTGATACCATGAGGGTTGAAGCCGCGAATTCGGCGGCATCGGCAAAAAAGAGTGAAGATAATGCGGCGGCGACTCTTGCCGGGGCACTTAAAAAGGGAGACTTCGGTTTTGGTGGTAGCGGACGGAGAATCAGCGGTGTCGATGTTGAATCTCGAGTGACGTTAATGCAAACGCTCCGGAAGAATGGTGGCGAAATATTTCGAGTCGGTGGTGGTGCAAGTATAGGAATGCCACCAGACGGAGCATCGATCCATCTAATGTCGGGAGATGTGAGCGGTGTCCTAGCGATCAATTTTAGTAACGGCAATGTTTCTGTGTTGACGTGTAACGGAGCTGGATTATCAGCTGGTAATGTTGTTAGCAGTGCGCTATGGGGAACATCAAACAGCACTGTAGACGCCAATGGCTTTATCAAAAAAGCCTCTCCGATCGTGAAGCTCTTCCGTGATGGAACCTGTGAGCTAAACGACGAAAGCCAGGGGGTGACCACTGAGCGCGTAAGCGAGGGGGTTTACCGGGTTTCCGGTACGCTCGGATTTAATGCTGATGCTCAATGGGGTGGCCCGGATGGTGGTATCGAGGTTCCTCTCGACCGCAACAAACAGCCGCTGATCTGGGTAGATTACGAGGTAGAGCCGACCGGCGACCTACTGATCAAAACCTATCACCGCACACACCCGGCGGCGCCAGCGTTCGCGCGCAATGACGTTCTGGGCTATGACGAGGGGATGCCGATCGATATCCCCGATGGGCGCTGGGTAGATCTGCGTGTTGAGATGCCGGCGGTCGATGAACCAGGAACGGAAGAAGAGGCCACAGAATAAAGCAGGAAATCACGCCGGAAACAATCCGGCGTATACTTTCTTCCTTTATCGATCAGAGATCTACCATTTCCGCAGTGAATCGATCTTCACATCGTTTTTTTCTTACGCTTATACTGTTTGTTTATACAGTATTTTGTTGTGAGGTAAAACACCATGGGAATGATGCCAAAATTTGCTAGCCCGGCAGCAGACTACGTTGAGCGCCGCTTGAGCCTTGATGAGATCTGCATTTCAAAGCCGAGCGCTACTTATCTGCTCCGCGCCGCCGGCCAGGCGATGGCGGTTGGTATCCACGCTGACGCGTTGCTTGTTGTCGATTCGTCGGCGACACCGGTGCACGGCAGCATTATCGTTGCTGCGGAGGAAGGCGCGCATGTGTTGCGCCGGCTTCGTCTTTACCCGTATCGCGCGCTTGAGTTTCTCGATGGTTCCGGCCGGGAAACTGAACTCGGTAACGAAGATTCGGAAGAAGGGATCGAAGTGTTCGGCGTGGTGATGTACTGCGTGAATGATATGCGCTCGTGCGAGTGGGATGATCTGCCGGTTATTTGATGACCGGTCACATAATGATGTTGGGGGCAAATTTGGGGCAAACCGATAGAAAAGGGGCAAAGAAAGGGCATCAAATGTGTAGCTTGGGGTATCTTGGTGTGCTTGGGCGGGTGTCGCAACTTGTTGTTATAAAAATAAAATATTGCAATTCAGATAGTTGTGATTATTGATGGCTTACATTCAGGTTGTACTGCTCTTTTTGGCTAACGGATTGCTTTTCTGACATTTAAATCGTGCTCATTCTCAATAGGGGGCACTAGGGGCATGGCGTTGTAGATCGCGAGTTTACCATTCAACCGGCCGATTTTGATCATTATTCATCATCCAGCCGCCACGCACCCGACGCGAGGTCTGTATGGTACGGATTGTAGCGATGAATACCAGCAGGTTTTTCAGCTCGCCGCTTTATCGGTTTCCCTTAAAAGCCTTCGCCGTCATTTGAACGAAGGCCTTGAGGGAACGTTGTTTCGCGGTGCAGGTCTCATCTCAGACAGAACTTACTTCGAGAGGCACTGAGAGCATGAAAGGAATCGCTGTTGTTGGATTTTACGCATCGTTTTTTGCCTACGCAGAAAACGCACTGGCGTTTGACACGATACCTGTTGGTCTGAGCGAACCGACCGAAACCGTGGTACTGGTACCGCGCGAGCAAAAAGAGCATCTTGATGACAAGGATAAGGGAGATGCACTTTATTGTTATTATGACGGGAAATTATTCTCGCTGGGCGCCACGTTCAAAGACAAGGTTTGCGCTTTAGCGGAGATTAAAACGGATAAGCCGTTCTCAGCACGCGTCATGGCCCAATGGATAAAAGAAAAAAGTGCGGCTCGCTAAGTGTGAAACCCCTGAGCATTGAGGCCCACCGCTGATTCAAACGGTATGTGAAAAACAGGGCGCGAATCGCTCGCGCCCTGAGGGAGGTTACTCAGCAGCGGACTTTTCCGCCTTACCGGCCAGCAGGCTGAGGAAATCGTATTTCTCCTTCAGCTCTTTCTCGGCGGCCTGATACAGCGCGCTGGCCACCTCCGGCTGCTGCGCGTTCAGGCGTCGGAAACGCTGTTCTTTCAGCAGCGTTTCCGACAGGTTGCTGTTTGGCGGCCGCGAATCCAACGCTAACGCGGCCTTGCCCTCGGCGCTACGGCGCGGATCGAAGCGGTACAGCGGCCAGAAGCCGGTGGCGGTCAGCTGTTTCATCTGATCGTGGCTGAGCGCCAGATCGTAGCCGTGTTCTTCGCACGGGCTGTAGGCGATGATCAGCGACGGGCCCGGATAGGCCTCGGCCTCCTGAATCGCTTTCACCGTTTGGTTAAGCTGCGCCCCCAGCGAGATCTGCGCGACGTAGACATGGCCGTACATCATCATGCTGACGCCCAGATCCTTGCGCGCCTTGCGCTTGCCGTGCTCGCCGAACTTGGTCACCGCGCCGAGCGGCGTGGCTTTCGACTGCTGGCCGCCGGTGTTGGAGTAGCATTGGGTGTCGAGCACCAGCACGTTGACGTTCTCCGTCAGGCTGAGGACGTGATCCAACCCGCCGAAGCCGATGTCGTAGGCCCAGCCGTCCCCGCCGATCAGCCAGATGGATTTATCGACCAGGTAATCGGCGTCGGCCGCCAGCTGGCGTGCGTCTTCACCTTCAATACTCGCCAGCAGCGTGCGCAATTCGGCGATTTGCTTACGGCGCGGCTCCGGCGCCACATCTTCCATCTGCAGGGCATTGACCAACTGCTCCGGCAGCTGCGTCGCCAGCGAATTCAGCAGGCGCAGCACCCGTGCGCGATGTTGATCGACCGTCAGACGGAAGCCCAGGCCGAATTCGGCGTTGTCTTCGAACAGCGAGTTGGCCCACGCCGGCCCGCGCCCTTCGGCGTTGGTGGTGTACGGCGTGGTCGGCAGATTGCCGCCGTAGATCGAGGAACAGCCGGTGGCGTTGGCGATCAGCAAACGGTCGCCATAGAGCTGGGTCAGCAGCTTGATGTACGGCGTTTCGCCGCAGCCGGAGCAGGCGCCGGAGTATTCGAACAGCGGCGTGATCAGCTGCGAGGTGCGAATGTCGATGCGCTCCAGCTGCGCTGGATCGATTTCCGGCAGCTGCAGGAAGAAGTCGTAGTTGTCTTTTTCCGCCGTCAGATTATCGAGGCGCGAAGCCATGTTGATGGCCTTGATCTCTGGGTTCTGGCGATCTTTCGCCGGGCAGACCTCGACGCACAGGTTACAGCCGGTGCAATCTTCCGGCGCCACTTGCAGTACGTATTTCTGGCCGCGCATATCGCGTGATTTGACATCCAGAGACTGCAGGGAAGCGGGGGCGTGTTCCATCTCCGACGGCTGAACCACTTTGGCGCGAATGGCGGAGTGCGGGCAGGCGGCGACGCAGTGGTTGCACTGGGTGCACAGATCGGGCTGCCAGACCGGGATCTCTTCGGCGATGTTGCGCTTTTCCCACTGGGTGGTGCCCACCGGCCAGGTGCCGTCCGGCGGGAAGGCGGAAACCGGCAGCGCATCGCCCAGCCCGGCCAGCATCGCGGCGGTAACGGTTTTGACGAAGTCCGGCGCGGCGTCCGAGACCACCGGTGGGCGCATCGGGCTGCTGTCGTCGACCGGCTGCAGTGGAATTTCAATCAGTGCGCCACGGGTGGCGCCCAGCGCCTGCCAGTTGCGCTCGACGATCTCCTGGCCCTTGTTGCTGTAGCTGCGCGCGATGGCATCCTGCAGCTGTTGCAGCGCCACGTCGCTCGGCAGGATCTGCGTCAGGTGGAAGAACGCCATCTGCATTACGGTGTTGATGCGCGCGCCGAGCCGGCATTCGCGCGCCAGCTTGGCGGCGTTGATGATATAGAAACGCGCCTGGCGTTGATGCAGCAGCGCCTGTACCTCCTGCGGCAAGCGTGACCAGACCTCGTCGGCGCCGTAAGGGGTATTGAGCAGGAAGGTACCGCCGGGTTTGAGACGTTCAACCATCTGATACTTATCGATAAACTGCAGCTGGTGGCAGCCGACGAAATCCGCCTGGCTGACCAGATAGGCCGAATTGATCGGCTGCTCGCTGACGCGCAGATGCGACACCGTCAGGCCGCCGGCCTTTTTGGAGTCGTAGACGAAATAGCCCTGCGCATACAGCGGCGTGGCGTTGCCGATGATTTTGATGTTGTTCTTGGTGGCCGAGACCGAACCGTCGCTGCCCAAACCGTAGAACAGCGCTTCCAGCGAGGCGCGCTGCGGCAGGATTTCGTCGCTCAGCGGCAGTGAAAGCCCGGTGACATCATCGAAGATGCCGACGGTAAAGCGCGGGCGCGGCTGCGGCTGGGCCAGCTCGCGAAACACCGCCAGCGCACAGTCCGGGCCGAACTCTTTCGACGACAGGCCGTAACGGCCGCCGATCACCCGCGGTAGCGTGGCGCGCTCACCCCGGCTGTAGGCCTCCGCCAGCGCGGTCATCACGTCCAGATACAGCGGTTCGGCCAGCGCGCCCGGTTCTTTGGTGCGATCGAGCACCGCGACGTTGCGCACGCTGTCCGGCAGCGCGCCGAGCAGGTATTTGGCGGAGAACGGCCGGAACAACCGGACTTTCAGCACGCCGACTTTCTCGCCGCGGGCCAGCAGGGTGTCAATCACCTCTTCGCAGGTGCCGGCGGCGGATCCCATCACCACCACCACGCGTTCGGCCTGCGGGTGGCCGTAGTAGTCGAACGGCCGATAGTGGCGGCCGGTGAGGGCGGCGAAGGCCGCCATGGCGTCGATCACGTGTTGGCCGGTGGCGTCATACCACGGGTTGGTGGCTTCGCGCGACTGGAAATAGGTGTCCGGGTTGGCGGAAGTGCCGCGCACCACCGGATGATCGGGCGACAGCGCCCGGCGGCGGTGAGCGTCGATCGCCGCCTGCGGCAGCATTTGCCGCAGCGTATCGTCGCTGAGCGGCACGATCTTGTTGATTTCGTGCGAGGTGCGGAACCCGTCGAAGAAGTGGATAAACGGCACGCGCGCGTTGAGAGTGGCGGTCTGTGAGATCAGCGCGAAGTCCTGCGCCTCCTGCACGTTGCTGGCGCACAGCATGGCGCAGCCGGTTTGGCGCACCGCCATCACGTCCGAATGGTCGCCGAAGATCGACAGCGCGTGTGTGGCTACGGTGCGGGCGGCGACGTGCAGCACGAACGGCGTCAGCTCTCCGGCCAGTTTGTACAGCGTCGGGATCATCAGCAGCAGACCCTGCGATGAAGTGAACGAAGTCGACAGTGCGCCGGTTTGCAAGGCGCCGTGCACGGTGGCGATCGCGCCGCCCTCAGACTGCATTTCCACCACCCGCGGAGTATCGCCCCAGATGTTTTGCCGGCCATCGCCGGACCAAGCGTCTGCTTGCTCCGCCATGGTGGAACTTGGCGTGATAGGGTAGATGGCAATCACTTCGTTGGTGCGATAGGCCACGGAAGCGACTGCGTTATTACCATCTGTAGTTATCAT